TTCGGTTGTAGGCGTGACTTGAACGCCTCGTTAATTGTACAGTGTCAGGCAAAGGGTTCTATTTTTAGCCGAAACCCTTCTCCCACTTAAGCGGCTGTCTTTCTTTAAAAATCTCCGTAGTCTACTTGTAAACAAGTCAATCCTAAATCCTTGCGCCACATATCAACCACCTGATTTCTGTCATCCAAAACAAATTGTATGTCGTACTGGCCATTGATGTAAGTATCGTAAAGCCTGCGTTTTATTACTGAATCCTTTTCGTTGTTTCCAGCCTCGCGCATGAAAATCTTATCGTATTTGATGCCATTCTCATAAAGCCAATTGATTGTTTCAGTCCTGCAACATCCGTCACGGCCAGAGAAAATGATGACATCATACATCTTTTTAAGCCCGTTAACAATATTCTTTATAGGCTCGTTAACCTTGTCCTCTCCGACTCTGGACCATTCAAACGGGCCTCTGCCGTTCATTTTGGCTAATGTACCGTCAACATCAACTATAATCGCTTTCTTCATCTTGTCTTAGATTTAGCGAAGTTCCTTCTTTTCCGATTATGATTTGCATCCCTGCGTATTTTGTAGAGTAATGAGTGCTTCTGATAAACCGTTAACTTCTTCTGTGCTACGGTTTTAGTGTTCAGTTGGGTTGTACGGCCTTTGTCGTAGCGGTTCCCGTAGAATGATTGTCCTTGTGCGGTTACCTGGATAGTGATTACCAGAACAATTATAAAAAGGATGATGTATAGGCGGGAGTCTTTCATGCTTTTACAAAAAGGGTTTTAGCCTCTTCTTTTTCGGTTAGATCTATTCCGTGGATTTCGGCAAGAACGTCAACAACATTCATCAACCCATTAAACATCCACTCATCATCGTTTTCACCAAAACTGCTACATTCAAAAGCTCTCTCTATTACAGATAGTTCTTTGACGGTGTATCCAGTTGCTATGGTTTGGTCACTTTGAACTACATTACTCAAACCATCGATCCATCGTTGAGGTACGTTATCTTTCCATCTCAGTTGAGGTGAGTATAATGAGCCTACTGAAACATATTTGTACCCACACTTATCAGCAATTATATTACCTACAGCACAGGCAACACAACTACCATGGACTAGTGTTTCATTCAAATACGCCTTAACCAGAATAGAAACAGTGTCGTTAAACTTCTCTTTTTGTGTCATGGCTTTAGATTTTTTGAAATGGTGATCATACAAGTTCCTTTTGAATCTTCTCAAAATGCGGGCTTGCTTTCTTTACGACTAGCATTTTACTGCTGCCTAATGAGGGCGCAAGCTCTATTCCGGCTGGCATCTTCTGCCGGTAAATCCAGGAGTAAACCGTGTGGCGGCTGATCCCGGTGATTCTTTCAAAGTCTGTTACTGTTATAGTCATATTTTTTATCCCCATTGTTCTGCCATTGCTTTTGCAATACCCCTAAACGTTTTACTTCTATTCTTCTTTCTCTCTGGAGTTGGTGATGGCGAGTAATACCATGCTGCATGGCGCTTACCAGATTTACTAATAGTATACTCCGGTTCGACTATATTGGTAGCCTGTAACTTTGGCAACCCCTGTAACCATAAACACGTTTTCTTTGGTTCTGGATGTCCAAATTGAAAAGGCTGTATAATCTGATCCGGCTTTCTCCATTCAGTGGACATTATACCAACTGGATTCTCAATACATATCTTCTTACATTTCTTATTAGCAATCATCATAAAGAAGGCTATTGCAAACTCTCTTGCCTTTCTTCTCTCAGCACCAACAAGTGCGCCTGACTTTCTAGCTGGCTGATCTTTCAACCATTTATTTCCGGTCACTGTCAAGTAGTCACATGGCGGATGTGCAATAATTAAATCCCACTCACTACCCTCACCCAAATGCCACTCAGGATGTCCTCCAGAACACGCTTGCAAGTCGCACGAATACGCCTCATGACCACGCTCACGAAACGCCTTACAGACTACTTGGCTCTCCTCACAAGCTACTAAAACCCTCATAATACGTAATCTTGATAACGTCCATTATCAGGCACCGGCAGAACATCATTGTAAAACTCACAGGCTTTCTGAAAGGCTGATTCAAGTTGATCCTGAGTAAAGTCAGCTATACTCATGACAATGCCCTTTTTATCAGATACATAGCACTGGACTACGTACTTCATTTTGGCTATTTCTGAACTCTTTATCATTTCCATAGACCAAAGCACGTAATAATAATTTAGAAATGCAAACAAACGTTGAAAATAAATATATTAAATATTTCAAACAAAAGTTTGCATAATTGAAAACCTTTCTTTTCCTTTGTTACGTAATCAATCAGAAACACTATGCAACCAATCACAAATATCAAAATCAGAGTAACTGAAATCAGCGGAGCGACATTCACAAGTTCAACCTTTGAATCCACTATTGAAGAAATGGTTTCCGGTGGTCATAAAATTACCCCTGAGGATATTGAAAAACTACATACTGGTAATTCGGTTACTTTAGTTTCATACAATAGGGTAGGAACTCCAACTAAAAGAACTTTAAGGGCTATCGCTTAATCAGAAACACTATGCAACCAATCAAAGATCAGCTTAAAAAATTAAACGCCTGTTCACAAGCCATTGAATGGGTAGGCGATCAGACATTAGAGAACGCTTGGAATACTTGCCCTCGTGGGGATTGGATGCTTTGGCTATATAGAAGATCTAGTAATTATGACTTTCAGTTATTGACTTTAGCAAAAGGTCATTGCGCTAATACAGTCAGGCATCTAATGAAAGACAAGCGAAGCACGGACGCTATAGATATGGCTATTAAATTCGGTGAGGGGGTTGCAACACGTGATGAGTTGAATGCTGCTTATGCTGCTGCTGCTGATGCTGCTGCTGCTGCTGCTGCTGCTGCTGCTTATGCTGCTGATGCTGCTGCTGCTGCTTATGCTGCTGATGCTGATGCTGCTGCTGCTGCTTATGCTGCTGCTGCTTATGCTGCTGCTGCTTATGCTGCTGCTTATGCTGCTGCTGCTCGCCAAACAGCCCGAAAAGCCAACCAACAAGCTACCGCAGATATTTGCCGGAAATACTTACCACTCCCAATATTATGAGCCAATCATACACAAACAACCTAGACCCTGTTTACCACGGAGTAGGCCATCAACTTCACGAACCAGAACGCTTTTACACCCGACTAAAAGAAACGGAAGAGAACGCACTTCTTAAAGATGTTGAAGAGGGGACCGTAAAAGTATCTTCAGACGAATGGCGGGAACGCTGTGAGTTCATAGAACAACTTGAATTAAATGCACATTACGAACGTGAAAAATACGAAAACAACGATTAATATGAAAAATTACGAAATGACAAATGAGGAGTTTGATAAAATGAGATCTATTTCTCAGGATAATACTCCTGTTATGAAGTTTGGAAGTTATTGGAGCGGCTTGGATAAACAAGAACGAGCAAATGAATTTTGGAAGGAGCTTGCTGCAAAATATGGATTTGTGTGGGATAGCGTAGGACCAATTAAGGGAGAACAAGATCCTAAAAAATTCGAAGCAAGGCCAGCGGAATTTTAAAACCTATAGCAATGTTTATACCCGATCCAAACAAATCATTATTCCAGGTTATGGCAGACTTTGACTGCGCAAGCGATCCTGAACAGCGATGGAAAGACCTCCGTAATGGAGTGAGTTATTACAACTGTGAGAACGGCACAAAGCATGAGTTTACCGGTGAAATGCTTAACCTTTACTGGACATGGAACGAATCAGTTAATTACACCTTAGCCCCTGAATTGTTATGAAAAAGAAAACGCCTTATCTGGATTTTTATTTCAAGTGCCTTGAGACTGGTCATATTCCATACAGAGAGACTGAAACAGTCGCAGGTGGGTTATGTTCAATTTTTGAGAAGGATAAATTTTTCCAACTTTTTAGTTATGGTATGGAAGTAGTTTACTGGGGAATATCTGACAATCAAAATGAAAGATATACTTATAGCGGTGATTTTGAAACTGACCTTACTCCAATAAGAGAGAATGTTATACTATTAATGGCCGCAATGAACAACGAACTATGATTGTAAAAGCTGGGAAATCAGACCGTGACGCTATCGAAAGACAGTGCGCCCTCCATGACCTCAAATGTGAAGTCTACACGATGGAGAACAACGAGGAAATGTTTGCTTACAACATCCTGGAACTAGACAACAAAGAGCCTGAGAATACTTTCATCTGGTATCTTGCCCGGTGTGTAGCTCTGGAACTGGAAATTAATGACTTGAAAAACAAACCGAAACTATTTTAACATGAAAGACACCACCTCCGAAGCTACAACCGAAAAGTGGGTTAACTGGACGGTTTTAATAATGGCTTTAACTATTTTATTCTCACTACTATGAACGAACAAAAAACTTCGGTTACGCACTGGAAAAAACTAACTAATCCAAACTACATCGGGGCACACGACCTCCAACCAGGTCAAGAACTCTCCGTAATGATAGAATCTGTTGCTAATGAAGTCGTGAAATGCTTCGATGGCAAGAGTGTCAAGGAAGAAACGTGTATTGTGGCAAAAATCAAGGGCGCAAAGAAACCAATGATCCTGAATAAGACAAACTGCAAGATTATTTCTCGTAACTTGGACTCACCCTATATTGAAGATTGGGTGGGTAAGCCAGTCACTATCTATGTGGCAAAGGTCAGAGCATTTGGTGAGTCAACTGAGGCCCTACGCATAAAGTCTACGAAATGAGCTTCAGCGAAGAACGACACGGACTTATAACAGGCTCCAAATGTGGGGTTATGTTTCCACTAAAGGGCGATGGCATGGTTGGAATCTCTACCTATGCAAAGCAACTCGCCATAGCAATGTACTTCCGATTCTCGGACGATACCGGAAGCTGGCAGACAGAACACGGTAAGATGGGAGAGTACCATGCTTTCAACCATTACGAGACTTACGTTACGGGACATATTGAACGTGGCGAGTGGCTCCGAAAGGGTGACTGTGGTGGTACGACAGACGCGAAAGTTCCTGGTGTTAATGGGGTAGACTTCAAATGCCCCGTCACTTTGGAGGGCTGGATTAACTACCTTACGAAAGGCGTTAGCCGAGATGAGGAATGTCAGGCTAAGATGTACTGCTACCTTACAGGGCTTCCTTATTGGGAAATAGCTGCTTACCTGGTTGAGACACAACGGATGTCTGATAATGGATTAGTTTACCCGGTTCCAGAAGAAAAAAGGATGATCAGGATTAAGATTGAGAAAGATTCTGAGTGGGAGGAGGAGCTTTTGGAACAGACTGAAATAGTTGTAAGGCTTCGTGATGAATATTTAGCTAAATTTAAACAGCAATTCGGATGAGTACATTATTAAAACTAAAAAGCAGGGAGGGGCTTACCTAACACTAAATAATTATGGCACAATCATCATCAAAACAAAATTTAGCCAACTTAATGCACGGCTACAATCAAATCATAGAACTTGCAAGGAGAGTTTACAATGACCCTGATTTAAAAGATTGGGCAGTGCAAAAAAGCCTTGAAGCTGAAGGTAATTTTACTGAAACCAATGAAAAGCTGAAAGAGTTTTTTAGCATTGACTTTACCTCTGACACCGCTAAAAAATCAATAATAAAAGAGGGTTCAGAGGTTGAGGTTTTGGTTGACCATATGGATGGAATGAAAGGAAGCAAGGCAATTGTTAAATCATATTCTATTCCGGCAATGCTTTCAGATATAACAATGAAAGATGGAATGAAAATGAACAGCCATAAGTGGCTCACAAATGACGAAGTAAAATTAAAATAAAGAAAGGAGGTGTTAATTATGGCAAAAAAACCAAAACCAGCCGATGTATTTGGCCTCCGGCCTCGGCTTGTATTCGGAGGAGGAACATTGCACATAACGATTTGTTTGGGACTTGCGGGGCACTGGTTTACCTAAACTTTAAAACTATGAAGCATATAGATTTCGAAAAGAATTACGGGAAAGACACTGTAACTCTATGGTCCATAATCGGCCCTCCTATCAAAATAGTGATAGCTTTTATCCTTGGAATATGGTCGCTTGCTTTCTGGCCCGACTTTCAGGGATGGCTAGACAAAACGTTTGACAAGTCGGATCAAATGAAAACCGGGATCGTACTAATTTTAATCTTCCTTCCTTCCTTCAGTGTATGTTTTTTCTTGGCTGCTAAAAAATGGTGATGAAAGTCGGTGATGTAGTTCGGCATAAATTAGATGATGAAGTGCTAAGGGTTAAGAAAGTAGGCATTGACGTAGTGACTTGTGAGGAGTTCCTAAAGCCCAAAAGACGTAATGTAATGGGTGAATTGGTCTATCCTGTAAGGGTTTGTTTAATTGAAAATCTGAAAGTATGAAAAAGAAAATAGAACACACCACCATTAGGAATCAAAACCTATTTTGTACGCATTGCGGTAGAAGTCAGGTTATGACATATCCGATTGAAATTGATATGATGACGGCAATGATGACAGCTTTTAATAAAATTCATAAGAACTGCCCTCCAACATGGAAGGAACCTGAAGTTCCTGAACTATCAGAACAACAAAGGGCTAATTGGTGGATAACTCACGGACACGTTGGGATGAGTTCTAAATCAATATGGGCTTATTTTATGGGGCAAAAAGAACCAAGTCCTAACCATCCTTATGACCCTGATGACTTCGGCAGGTGCTATAAATTATTTAAGGCCGTACCGGAATGGAGGGAGCGAGTTAGTGAGTTAAAATCGCTTTCAGTTGAGTGGCATCGCCTATCATTACATTGGGATAAATTAACAGAAATGTACGAACAGAACGAGCGTGAAGACTGGAAAAACTATAAACAGGTTGGTATGTATGAGTTTATGAAAGATGTTCTTTCTGATTCAGTAAAGAAATGAAACTTGAAGACATACAATCAGAAGAAGATATTTTGGAATACATCCAAGGTACATTGAACGACTATGACGCCCAACTGACATACCGGAACGATACTGAATGGGCATTTGTGAACCTGATTATCTTCTTAGTCAAAAAGGATAGACAAAACAGCCACCGTGGAAAAGCACCTGACATAGGGAACATAGCTTAAAAAGTAGCAGGTAGCAGGGGCAGTCGGCCCCACCACGGAGGCTTTAATTTAAAAGATAAAAATTTGTTTTGATATGGAATACAAAGGTAAATTATTCGGTAAGGTAGGGCAGTCATACATACCGCTTTTGGACACCACGGAGGACGTTGACAACCTTAGGAATCTACTCCGGGAGACTGTTATGCGCGCTCATTTCGCCCTACCTGAGAACGACCAGGATGCCAAATGGTTTGATGATCCGGGAACCGATCCTGAATACGTGCTTAAAATATTCGAAGTATTGAATCTTGGAGAAATCCGTTAATGCAGACCGATAAACTAGACCGGGTATGACACAATACAGCGAAAATAAGGACAGAACAGTATTGCAGCGATCTATCCACGGCATCACGCGAGAGATTAACCTAAGGGACAATAGACTCAGGCAGCGCCGGTATTGGTATCTGGATATGATTGCTTACCCTACAAGGTCGTTTATGTGGCATACTGACCATTCTTTTACCTGGTATGGGTTTTACTTCGAAGGGTATAAGATCCTTCAGGAGGTTAAAAAACTTCGAAAAATAAGGGACGATATTTATTCGATACTTGAGAGTTGATTCTTTGATTGATATGTTGTAAGTTTGAAATATTACTGATTTGCACTACCTTTGTATCAGTCTCTACAAAGACATTTAAAAGCCTTAATTCGGCGGGAGTAGTGCCCCAATGAATTGAGGCTTTTCTCGTTAACGGCCTTTCGCACTACAGGGCCGTCTGTTGCTCTGACAGCTTGCATGACCGAAACAAGGGCTTTTGACGGGGTTCTGCTCTGTTATGCCCCTTATCGACAACCAACGATTAAAAGCGTACTGATAGGCGGCATTTGTGATCCTACAAAATCATGGGTAGCGTTGGCAACTTGATGCCCCATGAGCCATACTAAAGACTATACGGAAACTTCAGGTGATTGAATGGTTAGGGTAATGAGTTTATTCCTTTGAGGGGAGGGGATAAACTTGTTTCCTGCCTCCTTTCCTTCCGTTTCTTAGGCTCTTGAATCACTGTTTTTAGGGTAATTTCAAGGGTTAAAAATAAATATAATATTATTGTTGATTGTTAGTTTGTTGTATTTGTATATTTATACCATGATAAAGATACAAAAAGACATTCCACATCCTAAAGGTTCTGGGAGTGGTATAGCAAAATACCCATTTGGAGAAATGCAAGTTGGAGACAGTTTTAGCCTTGAAGGGTTAAACGCTATGAATGTTTACAACTCAGCAATTAATTACGCTCGCAATCACGGGATGAAATTTTCAAAACGTACAGTTGACGGGGTTACCAGAATTTGGAGAATAAAATGAAATCCTTCACCGATTGGTACATTGAATTAATAGAAGATGAACGCTGGCACGAGCAAGCGAGTATGCATCATTCTCCAAAGACGTTTGAAGAAACAGCAAGAAAGGTTTTTGTTCTAGGGATAACAGAACCAACCTTTGAACGTATCCCAATGTCAGAGCACCGGAAACACGTTTACAATAAGATCTTAAAGATAACTCCTGACAAGGTAAAGAAAAACTGGTGGGAAAAAGCGCAGGAAGGTAAGACAGTTGAACCTGTAAAACAGGAACCAGTATTAACCGGAGAAGAGCGCAAAATGAGGCTTAACGAATGGTATGAAGCAGTACAAAAGGCATCAACAGTAAACGCTATACCTCCAATGAGCCGCAAAGAGATTCAGGAGAACGGAGGATGGAGGCCCAAACCTGTAGAGGTAAGAGAACCCAGCGAACTTGAAAAGGCTGCCGCCCTAAATGCCCACATTGAAAAGATTAACGCGGCCCGGAGAAAACTGTTTTTGGATGCATACCCGGAGGCACCTGAAGAAGAGATTTTAGCCTACATTAAATCGTTTGAGAAAATATGAAAACAAAGAAACTGAATTTTGAACCAATGTACGGAGGAAAACACTCCAAAGCATTTTGGAATAAAATAGCCGCCATAAAGAACAAAGCAAAGCATGACCATTGCTATTCACTTGGTGTTATTCTACAGAATGTTGAGGGTGATATTTTACGATTAATGGACGTTTAATTTTTAACCTATGACAAACGAAGAACACTGGACGCAAGCGAAAGAGCAGGTTGCTAAGAATCACGGGCATCACAGCGCCGAATTAATGATAGGTTTTTGGCGGGGTAACCTTCCACAAGAATATGCTAAAGAAGCCGCTTTCATAATGGCGGACGCAATAAGGAAAGAGAAAGATGAGGAGATAAAGCATGAATCAGATCTTGCAGAATCGCTTCATCAAATAGCTATTGAAAAGGACAAAGAGATAGCGGAGTTGCGGGAAGCCATTCAAAAGTATGTCCACCACTTGGAATTGTTTTTCAGTTCGCCAAAAGTTGGGCAGCCTCCAGGATTAGAAGGACTAAAGGAAGTTTTAACCTCTAAATCAAAAAGCCATGAGTAAAACAGGAATTGAATTAATCGAAGAAGAGCGCAACGAGCAAATAAAGAAGCACGGACGTACACCTGAACGTGATGTTAGGGAAAATCACAACCACCAATTAAGAAACGCAGCTATGAGGTTAATCGACGTTCCAAAAATTAGGTATCATCAATGCCCTCAAGATTGGAACAAAACCATTTGGAATAAGATATGCGATAAATCTTACTCCGAGAGGTTAATAATAGCAGGGGCACTGATTGCCGCCGAATTGGATAGACTTAATTATGAGAGCCATGAGTAAAGAACATACACCGGATTTGATGACAGATTGGAAACTTAGAGTATCAGGAAAAATGAAAATAAGAACAGCACTTTTAAATCGGATTATAGCATACTCCGATAAGTACCAAATCAACTTTCAGATGTGGCCCGATCAATATACCATCTACGTTGAAAAAGATAATGTTGATTTGTATTCGTTTGGCAGTAGTGATATTGACCTAACGATGGCGGAAACATTAGCATATCTTGACCGCATCAATAAAATTAATCAACCATGAACAACGAACTTAAAGCTCAGATTGAGAAGGACGCGGAAGGGTATGCACGTAATCTCGACAATGACAGGTTTGCCATAGTTGACTTTAAAGCCGGTGCAATCTCACAGAATAACAAACTATTGGAATTGCTTCAAAAGAATTGCCCCAATGACAAATATTATCACCGATATCTTGAATCCCTTAAAATAACCGACAAATGAAACCACGTTATAGAATAACTATTGTACCTGATAATGTCCAAGGAGCGGCACTTGATTATGTATGTACTCACTGGCCTATTTCATTTTTTGATGATAGAGTTATGATAGATCCTGATGGATTATTTATTCACTGCATCGGATACAAAACAAACTAGCCATGACAACAAAAACCAGTAACCGACTAATAACCATCCTGATTCTCCTTTTCGGGGTGTCATTCGTGCTGAATTGTGTTCAGTGGAGGTCAGCAAAGAATCAGGAAAACAACCGACTCAGGGAGAATCTACGCTTTCAGGCAGTCATTGAAGTGAAACGGGCTGAAATTCTTAAGGCTGATAGCGTGGTTAAACGATTAGAGGACCAAATGAGCGTAGACAAGGCTATTCACGAAAGTGTCGTAAATCGCCTTAAAACGCGTCTGGCAATACTTACCGCTAAATTGCCCGTTTTAGAGCCTATCACCCCACATGAAGACACGATCTGTGCCCGTTTTATAGCCTCCACAATCCAAAAAGATACTATTATCGCTGTTCAAGACACCTTAATCCATAAGTTGGAAGATCGGGCCACGGAACTTGTGGGGTCTTTCCGTAAAATCTTAGCGCAAAAGGATACGGCAATGGTTTCGCAAATCGCGACATGCGATATGTGGCAGGGTCAGGCATCGAACTTTGAAAAGCTATACCGTAAAGCAGACAAGCAAGCCAAAAAGCGTGTTTCAATTGGGCCTTATATTGGAGTAGGTTGGCCCGGGCCGGTTCAGGTTGGGGTCGGGGTGCATTATTCTATTGTGAGATTCTGAAATTAATCACACACTTTGAAACCGAACCCAAACATATAAGACGGTAAGGTACTTGGCGCATGACTGACGATAATAAAACAAAATGACTGATCTGTCGAGTATCTTCTAACGGTGTACCTCAATCCTGTTTTGTCCTGCATTAAAAAATACTGATCTTCAGGCTTTGAGTGCGTTCTAATCCATTCGGTAAGATTCCGGTCATATGCTGGCCAAAAGTATATTTCTTTATTGTTGAAATAGAATCCTATCGTATCGGCTGAGTTACCCCAAATTACCTGCTGCGTGTTGCAGATTATTTCTTTATTAACGGTTATCTCCCTTACGTTCATGTTATGCATCCACAATTCACCCAACGACCTGCCAGCGCGTAAGGTTTGAGCCTGACTAGTCATGTATAGAAAAGCACATAAAAATATACCTAATAGCGTTCTCATACATAATCTTTATACTCGATCACCTTCATCTTTCGGATAGCCCCTATTGGTATTCTTATAACCGTTCCCACTAAATCTTGCTCAGGAAAGAAGCTATCAATCAAAATGACGTATTCATCCGACTTATCTAATTGAAATCCTACCTGATGAACAAGGGAGCTTTCCGTGTCGTTCCAGTGTATCGCATCATCTACAGACTTCCAGGAACTATCGGACCCCTGAATGTCTTCCCAAATGCAATATACTAGTGGGTATTTCATTTATTTAACCATTCCTTAACAGACCAATACGGAGTAACTTCGTGAGTTTTCTCAGAGAGCGTAAAACAAGGGAAAACGGGGCTATTCACTAGGCTAAAGAACCTTTTACCGTATCCACCATTCTGTATTGATCCGCAATTTAAAGCTATTCTCTTGCTCGATCCACCCTCATTGTAAACCATTATCCCCGGTTCGTGGCTGTCTCCGGCTATGCAAATCTCCCGATCATTGGAGGTCATTCTCATGTATCTCATTTGACCATGACACGGGTTATACATTGTCCGGCCCCTGAAGAAGTGAGCAACAGCAATCTTGTAAATCTGGTCATTTACGCATACATCTATATGTCCGATGTTGTCGTGGTAAATTGTGTGTCTTTGGAAAATGTCGGCATAATTTGAGAATCCTGTAGCAACCTCCTCCCTCATTACCGAGTGGTTATCCCATGTGGAGCAAATTACTTTGTGCTTAATATCTTTTAACCAAGATTCTAGCCAATAGAACTGCCACTTTGGGGGTAAAGCGTTATCAGAAACCTCCAATACACCACGAAGTTTTATCGACATCTGTAAAAGATCACCGCAAAGAATTACATAAAGATTCGGTATGTTTATGATCTCCTCCGTGATTGCTACGAGTTGGTCATAGTCTGTAGCCCACGATCCGGCGTGCAAGTCTCCGACAACGATAACACAAATCTCTCCATCGGTTTTCACTTTCCACTTAGCCTTATCCTGGCTACCTTTGCCTTTGTCGAAAACTTTTTTAAGTTCCTGTAACGGTTTTATAGGATCGCGCCAATTGAATGAAGACACCTTTTTATCTGATGTTATTTTGTATCGCCTAAGTTCGGGATTTTTGAAAACACGACCTGCTGATCCGGTAACACGCCTTACTAAGAATCTTGTTTTTTCAAGATCACTAAATTTATCTGGGTAAGCCTTAATAAGCTCACGCGCTAATGTCTTATTAGCCGTAATAGTCGGATTTGCTACAATGAACTGTCTGATTAAATCAGCATTAGTATCTTTGCTCATCAGGTTATTATTTTGTAAGTGATCGAGAATATAATTCCGAACAAGACAAAATAAAGGCCCGCATCATACAGGCCGAAAAGTGTTGAGTAAGTCACAAAAGACGTACTTAAAAATGCTTTGAAAAAGAACTGCGTTAGATGATATCCGTCCGTAAGGCTTACCAGTAAAGTTGCCGAAAAAGGAAACTTCTCTTTGTATCTTATCTCGAATGTTCGGTAGTACCAGGTGTTCGGAGCCTTAACAAAACCGACATGATTTAATTTGTATTTATTTTTCCATGAATCCTTAGACCAAAATAAACCCCATCCTAATTTTCCATGCTGACACGCCTGTGAGATCGTGTAAAAAATAACAGCGATGGAGAATAGTAGTAGGCTCATCTCTGTTTAAACTTTATGTAGTTCCCAATAATGAAAACCAGAACGGGAATACCAACGATAAAAGCCAGATATTTTGCTTCTGTAATCGAATCAACATTCATAAAGTATCCAGCCCCGTAGATTAATGCAAATAGAATAACGATAGCGCTAATCATCCACAATCTATTTTTTTTAAGATATTGCCAGTAATTCATATCAGTTCGGGTATAAAGTTGGTACTAACTAATAGTTTCATACCCAATCGGGTATAAAGCAAGGCCGAACGCTGTAACCTGCCCGGCCTTCTCTAAAGCCTGCCTTTGGCTCAGGCTAAAGGGTTACTGCGCTGTCAGTCTTGAATAGACGCAAGGCAATGTTTAACACCGCCAGGATAATACCGTGCGCCTCTAGGCTTAACACGTTCAATTGGAAAAACTTGTCTGCCAGGATAACAGCTATATCAATAGCGTTAACCCAAAACGTAGCCGACTGATACCATTTTTTTGTTTTCATAGTTTATTTTGTTTGTTCATCTTCAAATAAATCGACAATACCATCGTTATTTTTATCTTCCATCCACAAACCTATTAGGTATGCCCCAAGTGAACCTATACCGATCCAGAATTGCACCTCGTGGTTTGTCTGGTATCGCTCCATTCCAAGTTGACCTAATACACCGCCTATCGCAAATGTGTCCTTAACACGCGTCCAGAACTTCGACTTTTTAAAAAGTGTTTTCATATCTGTATAAATCCTAGTATTTTCAAACCGTTCTTTACTTCTGCCAAAACCTTACGATGCATTACAGCCACTTCAAAACCCTCGCGCCCTCCTTCTGAATTAGTGTTACCCTCTACACTTTCAAACTCCCAACTGCTTGTTACTTTTGAAACTATTCCAGCGTGTCCGGTTGTTAGTGGCTTTCCTTCTTTGTAGGATTGCCATATTACAAGCGTGTTCGGCTGAGGCGCATATCCAATTAAGTATGCGGCATCACGAAAGTTTTTAAATGTTTGCACCGTTGACGCGGAAAATAGCCTATCTAATTCAAAGAATTTTGCCGGAAATGCCTCCTTAAAAACCAACTCAGCAAAATAAGCACACCACGCATGACCCTTTTGGAACCCTACAGCCCGCATTCTTTTTTCAAAGTCTTCATCTGTGAATCCTGAATTACCAGGTTTCTCAGTCTTTCCAATATATTGCAGAGCTACTTCTGAAGGTGTCATTTATGTTTATTATACTTGATCATAAAATCCGCCCTTGCCTGTTCTTTTATGTTTGAGATTTCTGCATCGTGAACCTGAGTGATAACCCGTAATTCTGTTAGGTTCTCGTTTGCAATCTCAATGAACTTATCCATCTTACTCTCCTTAACATCCTGCTGTCTGAAGTGTCGGTTAATAACCCAGATTAATAGGCTTGAAAACCCTATACCTAGCGACCATGAAACTATCAAGGCTACTACCAGATCACGTAGCTGGATGTCATCTATATTCATTTTCGTATTCCGATTTCGTTATTGAAAAAACCGTTACTCCAAACTCCGTCAAGCTTTGAAACCCCCAAAACTGTTATATCCCAAAGTGTATTTCCTGTTTTCGTGTAGGGAGTGTTACAACTGAGCGCACAGTTCTGCATGTTGAATACCGCGTTTCTTCCGTTTGAGTTTAGAGAGATGCAATTGTTATACAAGCCTCCGTATGTCTTACTGATTTGAACGCCTTGCAATGTCAAACTGGTGGCCATATTAGCCTCAATCTGGTTGTCTGTTTTGTAGTCGTGAATTACTAATCCCTGAAGTACGATTGATGAATAGGCTCCATCGCTTACCCTTAGAAACTTATTACCACCTTCCCAACGTCCTCCGGAAATTATGTAGGCTTGTTCCCATGCAAATTCAAAATCTATGTTGTTTTGAGATCCACCAAGCCCGTAGAACATGGCCGACCCGTTACCGCGATTGCTTCCGTCAGGTGTCCTGTTAGAATAAGCTCTATCACAGAAAGCTACAAATCCGCCGTACCAAACCATGGATAGAGTATTCTCACCCAGGTTCTGGAAAGCGTATTGACCGGGGATTGATACGTTCGGATTTCCGGCCGAAGCACCACCAAATACGGTCATGTTTTCGAAGTTGTAGTTGCTTATATCCGCGCCTCCTGCTGAAATCGCCCCGGTCCTTATACCGATGTTGTTTTGCCCGTTACCTAAGTTTAGATAAAAAGTCTTGAAGGTATTGAAGGAACTTGAATTTGCCGGTACGGTAGTGTCAATATCAAATATCTGAACCCCCGACCTGCCGCTTTCGATAGCCACATTCAGCCCTTCCCAAAAAGACCCCTTTAAACCAATGATCTTGAAAACAGGTGTATTAGATGGACCAAAATACCTAATTTCACCGGCTCGGCCCTTTGCCTTAATATCAACCCACACCTGATTAGAAGCGTCTGGAACGATATTAATAGTGCTATTGAGCCTGAAGAAGTTTGAAGCTGGAGGGATTACCAATGTACCCTTAGCGTTTCTTGCGGCAATGAAAGCAGCGTTGAAGGCCGGGGAGTCATCGTTTACCCCGTCACCCTTTGCGCCAAAGCTATACACGTCAAATTGCGCCCTTGCTGCTGTTCCTGTGCCGCCTGTGGGACAAGAAGGACAAACGCCCGGTAACCCTTGTGGACCCATCGGCCCGACCGGCCCTGCTATTCCTTGTATGCCCTGAATACCGGGATCGCCTTTGTCACCTTTCGGCCCCGTCAATCCAATCGGACCCTGAGCGCCGTCTTTACCATCAACACCATCTTTACACGCGCAAGGAATAGAATCAGGCGGAACCGTAGGCCCATCGACAATGATAATGTCAACGCCTGGTTTTTTCTGTATTGTCTGACACGTAGCAAGTGCCGGGATGATTAGAAGTAAGAATAGGAGTCGTTTCATATTTGTTTTTTTTGTTTTACCATCCAGCAAGTAAGATTTCCAAATCATTATAGAATCCGAGAATATCAAACCCGGTATATTTTCCAGAAGCGTATGCTTGAAACTCAATGGCAAGACGGCTATCAATGGTCCCGTTGTTATTTCGACCACCTGCCCTTATTCCACCTAAACTAGCTCCTAAAGCAAGGTTTGCTATTGTCTGTTGGTCAACGACAACCCCGTTCTTTATTAGGTCATTTACGCCTGATTTTCTAGCCGTTCCGTAAAGTGTGTTGCTGTTAAAGTGTGTATCTCCCCCGCTCCATGTTTTTGTGGTTAGTGAAGACACCCTATAATAAATAGTATTTGATGATGTTTGTGCAATGTCTATTAATCCACCGGTTGCCGTACATCTTATTCCATACATCGTACCATCCACACCTGCCCCCGCATTATTATCAGCAATTCTAACCATCTCAAAATGATCTGAGTCATAATTCGCCGTATCATTTGTATTTAGAGTAAGCGCATGAAGCGCAATACTATTAGTTGATCCATCCGTTTCTAATGATGCGTTGGTATTGAAAGTGGCTCCTGTTGCCGTACCTGTATCAGCTGTAAATCCCCAATTCACCGACGCATTCTGCACAGAACTGTTTTTGAACAGATAAAAATTGTCAAGCAAAGGTATGTTTCCCTTTGCACGTTGAGCAACTATAAAATTATTTATAAGACTTTCTCTTGCGCTGCTTAGTGTTGTGAACATGTTACAAACTATAGACCTTGCTAACTTATCATAAGTATTTGTATTTGCTAAGTCGGCCTGTCTTGCCAACATAGTTCCAAGTAACTCATTCCCATCAAAAGTTAAATGAACATCATCGCCCTGAAAATAAGTTGCTGAATCCCACGTACGAATCGAATGTATATTACCTCCGACCTCAACATTATTGTAGGTTACGGATAATGATTTTATCATTACCCGGAGCGTAAAAAGTCTTTGTTGAACAGCACTAGTTGCAGCATCCTTATCAGGGATACTAACAAAAATACGCGGGCTGAAGAAATCAGAATTTATTCTCGTTATAAGTGATGTTAAATAGGTTAAATCTAAACCTAACGCACCCATTGCATCGTTAATCCCTAAAACAATAATAACTCCCTTTACACGAGTTAGTTTCATTGCGGCCAACGCATTGTTTGTTTTGGTTACTGCGTTACTGTATAATGATCCATTGGTGTACCATGAATCACCAGCGCTATTGCTATACCATGCTGAACCGCCTATTGCAGTGCATACAAACGTTGCTTTTTTCTGTGTTGCGTTATAGTAATCAATACCAAATCTAGGCCACGGAGAACCAGTTGTTCCTGCTGCTTGAACTTCTAATAAATCACTAGCCCCAACCTGATCAACACTGCTTCCGCTGGCATTCCATTGGTATACCGTTCCGGCTGTTGGTGTTGTTCCAGCCGCAGTTGAATTACCCCTACCTATAGAATCACCCATTAAGACAAAAACTTGTTTTCCATCAGGGGTTGTGTCACCGCCGTGAGGAACGCCTAAAATACCATGCTGAGCTAATAACATATCTTCGTCTTTACATCCAATTAAACTAAGTAATCCTAAAAATGTACGTCTAAGCATCTACCGCCGCGTCTGTTGTTATCCGTATAGAAATCCCTAATAATTTTGCATCTCCGGAAAGTGTATCGCTGGCTGGATTTCGTGAAATCTGAATCGCTAAAAAATCAGAATCCGCAGGGGTTCCGGCTAACGTTATGGCCGATGTTGCAGGGCTTATATGTAAATCGTTTGTTGCTATCAGCGTATCGTCTGATGTTTGTGCTGTACCCAACGCAACAGTTAGAGCATCATCGTTTGAATACGCTCCACCACTAATTCCCCACTGAACTGTACCCGATCCTGTTGAAGCTGTCCAATACACCGTAGCTGTAATCGTTCCATTGTTCCACTTTCTAGGCAACACGATTTGCATCTGTGCAAACTCCTGAGTCGTCTGGTCAAAATCTAATGTTTGTATATTAAATATTGATGTTGACATTTCCGATTGTGTTAATGACGAACATCCACCTGTTATTCTCGGCCACATTGCTGAAGCTGGAATGAATAAGTCTTGAACACCTGTAACGTATGCAACAAGGTCAGTTTGGGCTGTTATCGTTCCGGTTATTGATCCCCAGGTGCCTCCGCCTCCACCAAGTGCAGCTATATCGGCAGTAGTTGTTTTCTTGTTGTCACCACCCTGAACAACTTCAACCGACTCAGTTCCGGTAAGGGCACTGGCCACTCCCATCTGTGAAATTTTCTCGTTAGGCATACCGTTTGTTTTTATATCCTAGTAAACACTGTTCAAATGGCAATTTGTTATTTCTTCCCATTACTCTAAAATTCTACTGTTGTTATTCTCAGTCAATCTTACGAGTCCGTTTTCAAGCTCCCTAAAATCACCTCTTCTTGTAGAAAAAAAAGTGTACTTCATTGTACTCTTCTCCATCATAGAAGATTTGCTCTTATGAACTCTTGGTATCATCTTATTGACGGACTTATCATATTTCATTCAAGTGTTCTAAAACTACCTGTCTCGGTTAACCTATAGAAATCAGGGATACATTCATTCCCCTTTACAAACTCAACATTCAGGTTAATCACATACACATTCCAATCGAACCTATGAAGTTCATAAACTGTCTCACCAAGTTCTTCTTTATAGATAGCCTCATGGTCCGGGTCAATTGAATAATCTGAGTTCAGAAAAACAATATCAAAACCGCTGATAACTAAATTCTCCGGAAGTCCGGCAACCAGATCAAATATCAAATTCTCACCAAGCGTTACCTTATGTGCTATTACAATTCTGAGTGGCAATCTCACCCTTTTACCTTCTCTAAGACCCCACGAATCCTCATCATTTGCTACACTCTGAAGTGGACTAATCCACCTGATCCACTCTATAAAATCATACCTGTCATCCAATGAAATCTGATCACGGTCGCCAGTACCATTTATTGTCATTGGAATTGGTTGGGAACTTATTTTTTTACCTTTAGCCTCTCTATTGACCAACTCAGCAAATCCCCAATTCTTAACATTGGCTCCGGGAGAGCTGGCTAAATAGTCCACTGTCCAGTCCTCTATGTAATCGGCAATCTCTTGAATAATCTCTTCCATCAGATTGCCTTGTTTAGTTCAAAACTTATAACCTCACCCAATAAATCAATCTCCTTCTGAGTATGGTGGAAAATCGGCTTATCGTACTTATCAACTAAATGACCCGCCTTCTCACCGTTCACATCATTCTGAAATCCCAATGCCAGATTGGACCCATCCTGGATAACTCCGTAGTCGGAAGACATCTGGTCGAAGTTTCTCAAATTCACGTATCCAGGGTTCTTACCAATGGCTGTCTTGTACTCTGCGTAACCGCCCTCAAATCGAGTTTTGCCGGTGTTTCTGGCCTGTTTGGAGGGTGAAATGCTGATTGGCTTCGTGGAGTAATCTCCTATTTTAGAATCGTTTCCATCAAGTCCTTTCTCAAAAATTCTCGCCTTATGGACAGAGAAAACGGTATTGACTGCGATCTTCATAATCCGGTTGGATAAGATCGCATTATTGACTTTGCTGACGATATTTAATATCTCATTTGCCACAGCATTTTTTGCCTGAAGACTTCGGCTTCGGTGCCGGCTTAGGCTTCATTTTTATGCTCGTCATTTGTTTAACTATACTCATGGTGTCTGCGATCTTGCGCTAACTAACTCTTTACACTTAAAGCAATACGGGTCTTCGGACATATTCTGACTCCTGACGGCCCTATTAAGATTCTCTAAAAACTGGGTATTATACCAGTTTGTCAACTCCTCAGCCCTTTCCAGAGTCATCGTCATATACCGATTTAGCTTGTTTCCGAACCTTCTCTCAATGATCAGCTCAAGCCCTAAGCGATAGTAGAATGCTTGTTTAAACAAGTTTATGTTCTCACAGGCAAACTTCTCAACCGAGCAGTAGACATTATATTTTACATTCAGTCCACCGGAGTTAATTTGTTCTACAGTGCCTTCATAACCACCACAATCGAAACGACAGCTATCACAATCCCAAGAAATATAAGGAGTAGTATATCGTTTGTTTTCCGTAGATCGAAATGAGTAAAGTGACGGATCGTAAGCAACAAAAACTTTATTAACTTCATAATCCTGGTCTATAAAAATCGTATTCCGACCCGTGGTTACCTCTTGTGAGGTTGTGGAGAGCAAATCCCCGTTTTCATCGTCCTGGTAGACATCTATTGTCACTTCAGGACTTGAATAATTGGCCTCGCTTATAACGTCAACCGATATAATGTGCAGTCTGGCGTATCTTGGAAGGTTAAATTCAATGGTCACACCGGCTAAATCAGTAGACACGTTCGCACCTGATTCAAACTCAGATGTTTCACGTGAAACCAACTTGGAGTCTACAAAGAACTTCTCTTGCAATGAATGACTAAGGTCTGAGATCAAATTATCCCAAGCCCTTTTGTAAATCATCGCCCAAAATTCCTCATAGTCTGCCTGATCCTCCTTTGTGAGAAGTTCAAGCTGACTGATTTCAACACCAGGCAGATTGACTATGTATAGTCCTGATCTGCTTGGTGTTGTTGAATCAATCGTGATGTAATCACTGTAGCAAGGCATTAAGCCGCTGTTGCGCGATAACCGAAGATACCAGTCATTCCGTCCAGTTCATCCGAGCAGTCAGGAGATGTATTTGGCGAAGTGTCTTCACCAGATGCAGCAAATGAGTCAGCTTGGAATACGTTGAAGAACCCGTAAGTCAGTGACCACATAGACTTCCATGTCTTCGTACATTTGTCGAAGTAGAAGTCAAAGTTCCAGTCATAAGGGTATCCGAAAGGATCCGGAACGGTAATGTTCATCCGGTCAGCAACGTTCACACCGGAAGCCTCAATGTTTCTGTTCTCATTGAAAGTCAACAGGTGAACGGCGTTGTAAGCAGCCAAAATGAACTTATCTGTACCGAGAACCGTGTTTGCGGCTTGATCAAGGTAGAATCTCGCATCTCCGTCAACTTCGGCAGTTCCGTAAGGGGTTGCTGAGTTACAGCAAGACATATTGTGGAGCTTGTAGAACATCTGAAGGTTACCCTGTCCAATAACAGCCGGCATTCCGGTTAATTGGTTGTTTTGGTAATCCAGAATCACTTCTGCCCAGTTTCCAGGGAGAGGTACACGCTGCTCATCCAGAGCCGAGTTGATCAACTGAATGTCTTTGTAAACACCAGCCGCGGTAGTTGTTCCGTCCCACTCATCGTTAGTTCCGATTTCGGAGTTCAGATAGGCAAGGGTACGCTCAGAAAGATGCTCATTAGCTGCTCTGAGGTCAGAGAAACCGCGCTCTCTCATGAATTTACCAGGGTCCATGCAAAGGGCCACCATGTCGTTGTTTGAATAAGAACGAACAGGTGTCTTTACGCAATAGCTGATCTGAGCCGTGAAAGACTTTCTTACCGGAGTTGTTCCAGTATCGCACACATTCTGATCACAGTTCGTTGAAATCTGGCAAGGCTTGGTTCTCTGATCGTAGAAAACCTCCAGTTTATGGATTTTCCGAGCATCATCGGACGAAATCAATTTTGCGTCAACGCTACCATTTTCAGGTGATGTAATGAAATCCAATGCGCCAGTCTTCCTTTTCAGGTTGTAGGCATAATTCTGTCCAGCAAGTGTTTCCGCTTCTTTGCGGATGTTATAACACGCACCGACAATATCTAAGTTGAAATCCGGAGATCCATCGTAGGCCATTTTGTTTGAAATTTAACTAAACGACAGTTGTTCTGGCCCCTGCTCTCACAGTAGGCTTCTGAGACTGTTGTTGATTTTTGGGTATCTCTTGGCTCCTTCCACCTTCCGATTGTTTTAAAAACGGTTGGTATTTCTCTGCCAACAAATTGTCGATAGTAACAGGACTGTTACCGTTAAATTTCGGCTTACCTGTTTCATCCAAAACGTGGATGACTGGTTGCCCATTGTTTTCCCCTAGTTTCAAAGCGTTTCCAGCCTTGATTTCGGACATGATGAATTTTGTAATACTTGGCCTCGTAGTTTCGTAAGCCTCCGCTAAGGTAAACTTATTTCCAAGATTTTGCAACTCAGAATCCAATCTAAAGTCATGGAATTCTTTTTCTGATGCTTCCTGTTGTTGTTTTAGCTTATCGTTATAGTCTTTTTCGGCCTTTGTGAATTTGTCCGTCATATCCTGGATATTCTTCTCGTACTCAGCGAGTTTTTTCTTAGCATCCTCATCCATTGCTGGCGCTGCTTTGATTTTATTAAATATTCCTGGAAGTTTTTTCGTGAATGAGTCGAATTGTTTGTATGTGTCAGGGATTTTCTTGCCGTCACCCGATTCACGGATAATTCCTTCCAATTCAACTGCGGACATTTTATCGACTCCATTTACTGCCTCAATGACTGAGGCCATGTAGACATCAATTGGGGAGAGGACATCTGATCTGATCCTGCCATGTACTTTAGGGTGTGAAATGGCCCTGTCGATGGTTAGAAAGCTGTCCTCAAAAGATTTTACTACATGATCCGGAATTTCACCATCCGGAATACTTTCGACCCATTTGTCATAATCTGCATTATTTATTTTACCCTGCTCCTTGAGCGTGGTAAAAAAGTCCTTTAACTTAGGCATTTACTTTTGGCCTCCCTCTCTTTTTCTTTTCAATCGTCACATCATCCTCCACCAATTCTTCCTTTTCACTGGCCTTTTCCAATGCTTTTTTGTTCATTTCCTCCAATTCAGCACGTCTTGCGGTAATTTCTTCTGCCGTTGGCTTAACGTGAGCCACAGGTTCTGCACTTCTTTGTGCTGGTTGCGACCGTGGCTGTTGTGAGTTTGGGCCATCTACCGCATTCCCTTTCTCATCAACATAACCGAGTAGTTTATAACTCTCCTTGATAAATTCATAGGACTTAACGGTAATAATCCTCTCCGTTTCAGACCTCTTGTGAAATACTTTCGCAAATACTGCCATGTTTAAAATTGTTTATTTTGACCCAAATTAGGTGTTTAAACACATAATTAATAGGATATATATGGTATAGTCAAAAAAAATACTTACATTTGAATATATAATATGGGCAATAACACACACGAAGGCGAATTGCTCCCGCACCGTTTTGGTGTAATCGCCCATTATGATTTTTGAATCCCGCTGGTAGAAAGGCGGGATTTTTTTATTTAAAATAATTGATGGGAATTGGTAGTTAAGTATTACATTTGTCATGTAATAAATAATTCCTTATGGAGGTAACTATTAAAAATTATGGTCGTGTTCAACGAATTGAGCTTGACCAAGCCCCAATAAAAATACAAATTCCTATTCGGTGCAATCATTTTAGGTGGAACAAAATGGACACTGTTCCGGTCACTGATGATGCTGCGGAATTTGAAAGTATAGAAGTTTTAATATGCTATCCACTTGCTAATGGTGAGGATGCTTATACATTTGGCTGGTTTTGTTTTCCAGATGATGACGATGATGAAGGTAACTATTGGATGACAGACGTTGCTTTTGATATAGAGGAGGTAAGTGAGCTTAGGTGGGCCTATTTTAAGCATTTTGATAAAAGGCGGTAAAGACAATCTTTCAGATTATCCTTTTTTTATCTTCTTCAGGCACAATAAAATCACTCACAGCAATTAAACTGTGTAAGCACCCATATCCAGCAACAAAAACGAATATTGAACTTGCTGTTGTGCCAGGAATTTTGCCATGCCAATCAAGGTCAGCCCATGCCTCGATCTCTTTTCGATGATAATATTTACCGGCCCTTTCAATACAAAACTCTCTACTTGTATCCATTAAACCGCCGCTATACAGATACCAATCTAGCCCCAAGCCTGAAGTAATACTCTCCTGGAAAGTTCTGGAATACTGAAACATTGCATTTTTTAGAAACGTCCTTGAATAACTCAAAGCTCTACCCTCAACATCAGGATTCCCGACTACATAAGTCCTTATTTGTTCCAAAAACCCGTCAAAACGTCCTCCTGAGTTAACGTTTTGGTTTAAAATCTGCGAAAGTGGCTGAATTATCTGACTTTGGAGTCCGTCCTGTAAGACGTATTTCTCGACTGTGGAAATTGTTTCCTTTTGAAGAGACTTTAGGTATTGTTTATTTGGTTCGAATAATTCGTCAATGCCTTTAAAATACTTGATATTGGCCGCGTCCAATTTAGGAACGACTGCGACATAAGATGTCACTGCTCCTACGTAATTTGGCTCTCCAAAAACTTCGTTTATTTTCCGATCAGCAATAGTCAATACTCGTCTGTTCTGTGCGGTTTGCTTAATATACCCGTCAGAATCTAATTCCAAGTCCTTCAGGACCGATACTAACTGTGCATGTAGGTCTTTCTGTACCCTGGAAATGGATGCCGCAAATCGCTTGTCCGCACCTAAAATTAGGTCTTCAATCAGGAAGGCGAGTTCTTCCGGAGTCATACATTTTGATCAGGAATTTGGCTCATGTCAATCTGTGGCTTTTCGGCTGTAATTAACTCCTCAGCATATGCTTTTAGTATAGCCATTTTAGCCTCTTTATCCAGGTTCATGAATTCCCTGTTTTCAGCCAATGCGCGGTCAATGAACGGTTTCAAATTGCTGTGAATGACAGCATCTGTCTTATAGACCAATCCCCTCATCATATTCAAATCAATGACATCTTGTGTCAATCCGAACAACGGATCGAGATTTATTAACATGATGTAGTACTTCTTCAGGTCCGGATTGGTGTCCATGTCCCTTGAAATAATCTCAATTTGCTTTGCTTGCAGGAAGTATCGGTCAACACCTGAAGCTGCGGCATCCTTAAAGGCTAAAACTAACTCACCAGTAGTCTCAATATTGAACTTGGTTGGTTTATTGATTTGTGGCAAATTCTGATCAGTCACCTTGCCGGAAGCGGAATCGGAAACCCCATTCATGTACTTATTGATAAAGTAGAACTGGTTTTGGAAGTGGACATCATACATTATGCAGCCGATGTCGTAAATCGTGTCGCTTTGGGCTGAACGGTCGTAAAGTTTGGCTATTCCGGATTGATTTGCGCCTACGTAGTCCTCAATGAGCATATTAATGGCCGCATTTCCTTCGTGGACCATTTCTTTAGCCCGATCAGCAAGTAATTTAGTGGCCTCTACAGGGACTTTGACGTACCCAACAGCGTCCATTGACATGTTGGTCATCTCATCAAGTTTCTGTCTGTTAATAATGTGGTCCTCGTAAGGAGAACTTGCTACACGCCCGGTGCCGTCACACTTATCACACTTTGTCCTGAATCCTTTCCCGGTAGCATCACCACCCTGTAACCAGCCGCCACGGCATTTAAGAGTAATTCCATCAACAACTTTGGAGTTTGAACACTCCTCACCAATTACCACACGCTGAGGGTTCATGTGCTTCACAAATGCCCCTAAAACGTCACTTTCGTGGATTATTGACAGGTTCCAGTGCGCCTTGGCATCAGCAAAAAATGACTCATAAAGGACATCACCGTTATTCAACGACAACGAATTACCCCTGAGTTTCCAAGCCGGGATCTCCTTTTCTCCGTGTTGATCGGTGAAATTGTGTGGATACTCCTCAATCAGATTGATAATTGCCGGCTCATTGTCTTTCGGTGCCTCAGCCTGGAATTTGGCATAACGCTCAATGTCGTAATACTCGAAGGTATAAACTATCCGTGAATCAATCCTTTTGATCTCGGTATTGACTAAAAAATGGTCCAAATCCCAATACCAGACATCTTTTGAGTCGTAGATCGTCACTATTGGTTTGACCTTCTCAGCATCATTACGCGGGATTCTCTGAGGTTTTACGGCCATCAATGCGTTGGCATCGGCTGTCATTTTCTTCAAAGTGACATCCTTATTAAACACCGTCAATGAGTTATACACCGGGTAATAATACATGGTGTACTCCTTCAGGGCTTCGGCAGTCTTATTGTCTTTAGGGAAAATAATGGAAGACAAATTCGGGTTGAACATCTTGGAAACGATCTTCAACGCCTTCCCGCATGGTGCCTTGGTAGTCGCCTCAAAGTTTTCAAGTCGATACCTCATGATCTCTTCATCCTCGCCAGGACGAACACGCTTCAACAAAGAATCAGGTCTATTTCCGTAGACATGGACAGACATTTCCTCAGCAAGCCTTACAGCTTCCTTGTAGTGAGGGTGCCTGTATTCCCTTCGGATTACTTCAACCAAAAGGGTATTAAACTCTGTTGAGCCGTAGATCATAAGCGTTAAAAATAAGGGGAAGTTATCCCCTTAAGTTGTAAAGATTGAAGCAGGGGCAATAAAAGGAAGACCGGGAGTCATGTCGGTTGACCACTTGGCCGAACCAGACCAACGCTTGCGGGTCTTAATTGATTGCTCAATCATGTCGCTCATGTAAATGGACACGTTATCAACGTAGAAAGCCTCATAGCCACCTGTTGCAGAATCGTACCCGGCTGTCACATAAACAAATCCCCATTCTCTCTGCTTGTTAACAGCGGCAACGAAATCTCTGTTGTCCATCACATTCAAGGCTTCGAAAATAGCCTCTCTGTCATCTCCTGTACGCTCTGTAGGTACAAGTCCAAAACCTTCTTCTTCAGTAGGTGTTCCTGCGGCAAGGCTTCCGCGAGTGTCCTGAATTACAAACATCGTTGGAGGTGAGTCCGTCTGGCCATTGGCCCAATACGTGTCATCCTCAAGGTTTGCGACTCTTTCTGTGTCGTTGGTTCCTACATGGGTTCCCTTCTTAATTAATCCGATAGCAATGATCCCACCTAATTCACTACCGCATTCCTGCTGCACCCAATCGGGTTGCGTTTGGTCACAAAAAATATCAGCCATTGTGGTTGAATTTTAAGTATTTCGAGTTTATCTCTCCTTGCGGACATTAGGTATTACAAAATTTTAAAGTACGTTTCTATGTACGAAATCCTTCTGATTTATCCAGCACTTAGCCTTTTTTACCGGCCATCTGCGATCTCCCTCGGAAATTTCGTAAGGCTCCTGCTTAACCCATTGCTTATTCTCAATAGTGACAAACTGATGTTTCAACACCAATTTTATCTTTTCGTGAAAATAATAAGGCACATAAGCTATGTCTAACAGCTTCTGTTTCTTGATTTCACCATTTAAAGATACCAAAGAACTGCTTAAAACCATAGTTTCATCCTCTTCAGGGAATCTCTGATGGTAGAAAATGGCCGGTATCCGGATATTAAATTCAAAGTCCGGAGAGGTACTTTGGTAAATTAAGCCTGCAAAATTACGATGGTTGTAGTAGTTTATTAAAACCGTGTCTGAATGTGAATCCTGGATGTCTAAAGCATCCGATTTAGCCTCTGTCGTGGCTGTTGTCTCATTGAAAATCTCCAATTTAATCAGCCTATTACATAGGTCCGGAGTCTGATCGGATGGGATTAATGTAAGGTAAAAAACATAATTTGTGCCGTCAAACTGATAATCGAACGGGATTGACATTAATTCGTTATTGTCCTCATCAATGACTATCAGGCTATATTCATCGGGTAATTCTGGTGATGTATCCGGATTGGCTATGAATTGAATGGTTATCTCGTCATCACAATTCCAAGGGGCCGAAAAGCATTTATAATGTACCCCGTCAGACTCCTGCTCGTTATAGGTGTTGCATTCTACAAGCCAGAATTGAACAGGCTGAGCGTCCGAAATGGTCATTAAATCACATAAATTGATTTTTTATGTTGTCTTCCCCGGAAAGGAACAATGTTGCAATATAAGCAAAAATAATCAACATTTTGTTTTACGCTTGCCATGCTATTCTAAAATTCTAATGTCTCCGGCCTCAGTAAGTCTATAATACCCGTCCTCCAAAAGCCTGTAATTAACCTCTGTTGTATCCGGATAAACGTCCGTGTTGCAGTTTTGTGTCGCTGCTGTGTCTTCAATTACTGCAATGTCAAAATACTCAGTAGTCCAACCGCTGATCTTAGCCGAACCAACCATTATCGAGTATTCCAGTTTGTCAATGAACAATGGAACATGACCCGTGTCAGAAAGGCTTATTCCGATGGCCTTTTTCCGGTTATCTCTGATTGTTTTATAGTCGGTCCATTCCAGCGGAACGGTCATTTCGTAGTAATTCGGCAAGTGAATGTACTCGTCAGTTACCTCAATATCCTGCTTTTCGGATAACGGCATGTCACTATATGACTCATCCAAACAATCAGGAGATGTTGAAATCATATCCGTAACCATGTCGAAATTACCCTCTCCACGGACAAACTTGAAGAATGAGTTCGTGGCATTTTGAAGGCAACCGTTAAACCACTTTCTCCACCGTAAGAAATTCCTGGCTGGCGAAAGTCTTATGTTGTATCGGCTGTCTGAGTTGTTCAGATTTTCTATTGACGAAAAGTTCTCATCAAGTTCTGGCATGTACGCGTCTGGACTAACGTCATCCGGATTCAGCGCTATTATGAAAACGCTCTCATCGTGTTTGTAGTCAGTCGATCTCTCTGTCGCGCTTCTTCGGGCCAACTCAACAGCAATGGCCGCGGCAATCCACTCGCTCCAAAGCGTTATTGTCTGACCAATCTTCTGAAATATTGTCGAGTAGATATGTTGTGTCTGCGGGTCATCAATACTGTTGGCCCCCTCTGACTTCCATACGTTATACCCGATGTTTATTTTGTTGTAAATCTTGTCGTTGTCGTACTTCCTTGAAATTTGACGGATGTTTGATATGTTTAGTTCTGGTATCGGGTCATAGAAATGCTCAACCTCCTCTACACGGATAACTTGCATATCTGGAACTACTATGTTTTCACTAACAACAATTGCAAAAAGTGTTGCAAACGGAAGTTCAATGTCTATGTTTGTCCCCGCTGTAATTGTCACTGTTATTTCCACTTTGGTTACAACTACAACAGATGTGAAGAACCAATCAAGTGGATTATTTATGCTTGATGTGACTGATTCAGTCTTTGTGCTTACCAGGTTGTTTCCTGAGTCGTAAAAGTTAAGGACAATATCTATCGACTCACCACCTCCGATGTTCGTTGTAGTGTATTCAGAAATGAAATGGTAACGTCCAATTGAGCCGCCTGTAAATTCCTGTGTTAATGCTTTACTCGATCCAGATGCGAGTGTAAGTGATGCTAATTGACTTCCAATTGACCAGCTTGTTCCGGCACCTTCGTTTGTCCAAAAAGAACTGTCTTCAAATTCCTCATTTAAAAGAAGTTGTTCTGCCGTGTCTCCTTCTGCCAGTCTTACGATAAGACTCTTGGTGTCAAATGGAGTGTCATTTATAACCCTAACACCAAAATACGTACCGTTTGAGATCGGTGTCATGGTGAATGTCTCAATCTTCAACCCGGCTGTCAGATATGTAAATTCTTCTGTGGCTATCTCAGTGTCTGACCCGTCAAGAATAGCAAAAACAAATGTCATCGTTGGATCGCTTGACCCTGACTCAAGAATTTCAATTGCTACGCTGAATACGTAAGTCTGTCCTGCTATTGTTGCTGCCGTCCCGCGTGTGTATCCCTCAACACCACCATTTCCGTTAACGCTTGTAAATGGGTAACCAAATAATCCATAGTTCCAAGCTCCGGGGTATAAGCCTCCTGCATCATCCCACGTTGCTAATGATTCAACCGTAACAGATGTTGGATCTGTTGTTGAGCCTGGAATAAGTTCGTATGTCAATCCGAGGTTTAATATTGGATTTGCCCCTTTCCACCACTGATCGAATGAGATTGAAAATGGCTTTTCTGCAAGACTGTATTGTCTTAACTGAAGGCCTTTTACTAATCCGTATTTCCACGCGCATCCATCAGAATCATATTCTCTTGCGTTTGTTAATGTCGATCCTAGAATTTCTGAATAGAATGGGTTTGTTTCACCGAGTCCGTAAGATTTTAAAATAGCCGCTGCTGCATCGTGTATAAGGAATCCTTCCGAGGTTGTATCTATATATGCGGTCTGTGCCGTGACATTTAGATAACTCTCTATTCTGGATGTAAATGGGAATGATGAGTATGGAAATCCGCTCATGTCAATCTCTGGTGCTGAATTTCTGGTGTTTCCCAGCATAACAATATTAGCATACTCAAATATTGTCCTAGTGAATGGCAATAGGGCTAATCCATATATATAAACAAGGTCACTCCTATTAAGATTTAATGTGCCTTGATATGTATATTCAGTCCATGTGATTGTGTCGCCAAGATACGTTTCTGTTACATCTGTTGCTGTGAATAATATTGGTGATCCTCCGTTCACCTGTATATTAACTGACATTCTTGTGTCCATCGAAGTAAATATTACTTCGGGACCGCCGCTAGGATAATTTTTACACGTGAAACACACCTTTATATCAAAGTAGTAAGACCCACCAAACTCAACTAAAAACATCTCCGGGACCAACTCAACAGAATTTCCACCAGGATAATTATACTTTGTTTTTATTTCATTTGTGTTCTCTGTGTCCCAATCGAATTGTATGTATTCCCCAGCGCCAACATTGCCGACAGCAAGTGTGTCCCAATAGTCTATACCAACAATATTTTCAAAGTCAAGATCTTCTTGTATAAACTGTGGTACTAGATTTAGATGTACCGGATCAACAGGTTCTTCAACAGCATTACCGTCAAGGTCAGTGGATGCAGTCAAGCTAACTGGTGTGTCTTTCCTACTGTTGAATATGGCCCAAAAGTTATCCCGTATGATTGGGATTTTCATTTTATTGTCAACCATCTCCTCGGCCATTGAAAGATCAAGTTGGCCTTCAAAAATATCCTCGTATGTATAGTCGTCATCGGAGAACTCGATCAATATTTCAATTGAGACATCAGGACCGTAAATTTGCTCCAATGCCTTAATGAAATCAATCCCACCGTTAACAACTCCATTGTCTCCGTAGAATATAAAACCACCGTCAAAATACTCCAACAGTGATCTGTACTCAGGGTGTCTTTCAAGTTTCAAAACTGCCTCCATCCATCCGTCAGGTTCTGAAATTTCCTGCGTTGTTGTCAGGTCGGTTGGGTCTTTTGACGTACCTGAAATTGCGTCCAAAGTGAAAACAACGTTGCTTCCATCGGCAACTTTAACGGCTATCTTTGTACAGGACGATGTGGCGGTAAAACTTAGTGTTACAGATCCAGAACCACCGGGGCTTGCAGGTGTTGCCACCACTTCCGAAAACTGAGAAACATACGAATTATCAAGAACGTGGAGTTTTATCGTTCTTGGATTTGATGTTCCGGCAAGATAAGTCTTAGTATAACTTAGTGTGATCGAGTAGTCAACTCCTGATAGGAAACCATAGTCAACATAAAGATATTCAGAGAAGTCTCCGAATGGTGTTGTGCCGGGAAGTGTGACTGTTGGAATCGCACCAGTTCCCCACTCTACATCTGCGCCAGTTTGTGTACTCCATAATGAAAAAGCCGGCATTCCAAACGGTTGTGTTTCAGACCCGCGATGAGTTAATGTAAACCTGAACTTACTCATATTATCTTATGGTCTTTGCACGTATCCTGTTTCTATACTCATCCGACTTCTGTGTGACTTTGTAAACGATTCCGGACTGTTCAATGATGTCGGGTGCCTTGTTATCTCTGATCGCCTTTATGATTCGCTCATCATTAAAGTTGTTTTGCGCTATCGGCTGTCTGCCAACCTTTAAACTTTTTATAATGCTGTCGTCAAGTTTCCTTGCGCGTATGTCCCTCAGGATACCACCGGCATTTTTAGTTTCCCATGCGGTCATAACGGACTCGCCTTTTGAAAGTTTTGCAGGTATGGAGTCTGATGTTCCGGTTCCTGGACCCTTCAAATCAATAACACCTTTTGCAAAACGGGCCTGTTGACGGTCGATGATAGCTATTTGTGATGCGGTTTGTGCAGCAACGAGTGCACTTAGAACAATACCAGCCGGATAACCAACTGTGGCCAAAGTCTTAACTATTGCTGCCGCACCGTTTATCAATGCCTGAGTTTTTGCTGCTTTCTTATCGGCTTCGAAAATTCTTCTTCTTAACCTGTTTGTTTCATTCTCCTCTTTAATGCGCAGTCTTTCTTTGGCTTTCTCATTATCACCGGCCATTAAGAGTTGCATATCATAAAACTCTTTCAACGCGCCAAGTCTCCTTTGAAGTGTTTGAACTTCAACATCTGCTAATGACATTAGTTGGTCCGCTACAATATCAACGGAACCAAGAAATAATGTTTCCATTGCTTGATTTAGCTCATCCTGTAACTCTGAGGTATCTCCACCTTCCTGTTTGAATGCAAGCCTGAGTCTTGTCCAGAATTTATTAGCTAGAAGTTCAGCCGCCGTTTCACCGCTGTCACCAACAATCTCTTCAGGATCAAACAAATCAGGTGGTGCGGATAAATCACCAAATGATTCTGTAGCCGAATTATCACCAGTTATCTCTCCTGTAGAAAACTTAACTGTTCCTCCATTAAGTGTTTTTTCCCTGAACTTATCAATCTCATCGTTAAATAATTTCAACTGAGCAGTTTCGTTTGCTGTGGCTAGTGCTGATTGCTCCTTAGCCATGTCGAACTGTTTCATGTATTTGATGTTATCATCAATACGGAGAATGCGTTGTTCTAATTGGTTAATTTCTCTTGCGTTTGCCTCAAATGCTTTTGTGTTTGTTATCGCAATATCCTCTTCACGTATCCGCTTAAGTTCAGCAAGATCCTCTCTTAATTTCGCAAGGTTGGTTATCTTAACATCTACTGGTTGACTTAAGTCGTCAAGGTATTCTTTTAGTATTCTTTTTGTTTCAAGTATTACAAACTTATTTGCCTCAAGTGCTTTTATTGTATTATTTATAGACTCAATTTGCTTATCGTATGGATTTTTGTCTTTAAGCAAATCTCTTTGCTCTCTCATTGCCTTCATCTGGTCATTATATCTTCCAACCAGTTGAACTCTTGAATTAACTTCCTGCTGTATAAAATCTATTCTTGCTTGTTGGTTTCCTTTGAGTTGCTTAAATGATTCAGATTCTGTAACTCTCGCTGCATCTGCTGACGCCGCTGATTTTATATACTCTATTTGAAGTGTTCTTTGTCCTTTTACAACTGTAGTGATATTATCTATCTGCTCATTTAAGAACCCAATAATACCACCGCTTTCTATTTTTTTTGAAATCTCAATCCTTAATTCCTGCCAAGCCGCTTTTAAATTTTTAACATCTGTCTCTGCGGTTGCTACGTAGCCACCCATCTTTTCAAGTTGCTCCTTAGCTATTTCAGCAACCCCTTCAGTGGCTTCAGCAACTGTTTTTGATGCAATGGAGGCTCCATCGAATTTCTCTTTCAGGGCAGTTACCGAAATACCCAAGTTGTCCAGAACTAATGGAGACTTACGCCCTATACCACGTACAATTGAATCGACAAGATAGTCAACTGACTCTCCTGTTTGTTGTGCCCTTGCTGCGGCAAATTCAAAAAGTATGGGAAGTTTTTCGACAGATACACCTAAGTTAGTAGCCTGTAAGGTCCTCTTCATCAACTCAAAATCGTTGATTGTCCCCTTTGTCGCCTGTCTTAGATCACCGAGAACCTTAACTGAATTTGGGAATGCCCTCTCAAATCCCCTTGATACTCCCTCAACCTGACCTTGGAGAGTGGCCATTGATAACGTAACATCAACAATTTCTTTTGCTATCCCAGCAGTCACAAATAACTGTGCTGCACGATATAAATTACCGAACTGAGTGGCTAATGATCCGGATGACTTGGCTGCGTCACCAGCAGTCTTTGTAGTTGCCTGTATTTGCTTGTTTAAATCAGCATATTGCTTTGTTAGGGCCGCGAGTTGTGGTGAGTTGGCTGCTGTACGGTCAATTCTCGCCCTTAGCGCGTTAAGTTCTCCCCTGAGGTCACCAACTGTGACCTCAACTTGCTTGAACGATTTGGACATATTCTGTCCAGATTTCTCCGCTGCCGCCTGAAGTTGATTTGTTGCCTGATTTGCCCGATTTAGAGTGGCGTTGGCTTTTTCTACCTCTGATGTGTTAACTTTATAGTTAATGGTAATGTTCTGGACTTTATCAGCCATCTACGCATAAATCGAGGAATTTATTGTTTGACTTCGCGTAAGCGAACATTACTTCAAGCCGTATGGCTCCATTTCCAAGCTGTTTGTTTGCTTGGCCTGATTCTTCTTCAACGCTAAAATACGAAAATTAAAATCATAAATTGGCATCCAGCGCAATTCACGCTCCAAAATAGGGTCACCGTCCGACAAAATCACAAAGGACTCTTCCCACTCTCGGATAAACTCTCCGATGATTGATTCTGAAGATCGAACGTCAAATCCTGTAGGAGAAGTTGACTTTCCTGAATAAATGCCTCCAAAGATGTTGCTGAAATATTTCTCAGTCCGAGCAATTCTACTATAGGCATCGTCAAAAAAAAATCACGAACGTTATGCTTTTCCCAAAATTCAACCTTTTGGGCACCCTTCATTTTGTCGTAGGTCATTAAATCCTCTGTCTCATCGAAAAATAGAACTGCTGCCAACCTGGCGACACTTGCCGGCTCAAACGCCAAAGCAAGACGGGATTCAAGGTTCAATGTAACCCTCCACAGGTTTTCAAGCGAAATGTTGTTCTTTTTATCGCCCCCATTCAGGACTTTCTTGATCTCAGCCACATACCCTTTCAAGGTGTCCAGATTCATGCGTAAATCGACCTCCCTGAGGGCCGCATAGATGTACTTGTATCTTCCTGCAGGAATCTGGTGGTCGTCTATAAAGCGATAGAATGACCTCCCACCGGCCTCGAAAGCCACTTCGACCTTATGGGCAATGTCGGGATGTTTTAGGTTGTAAACCGGGTTAATCGGCTTTACTGGCCGGCGTTTCGCTACTCGTTTCTTTCTCATCTGGTCTTCCAATCATTCCTTTTTCCTTCATTACCGACATTGCCTGAAGCAAAAGCGGCTGTTTTATATAAATTCCACACTTAAACAACTCCCATTGGAGTTTTGGTGGGCTTGCAGGCCCAGTGTGGACCATAATCATCGTGATGGCCTCATAGATTAGGCCGTTTCGATCCGAAAGTTTCTCTATTATGCTCATAATGCGGTGAATAGCGGAGTTAATCTCCGCATTTTACAGAAATTTGATTATTATGAAGTTTAGTCCACAAACACACACACAGAACACCGGCCAAAGTGCCAATCCGTGGTTAAATAGCAGGAAATAGGCTAATGTCCCGTGAATTGATGCCATACAGGCCGTACATCCAATTGTTGGTTTGTATATCCATCCAGGGGCTTTTTCGTACATCCAATTGCCAATTTTCCCGAAAATCATCCCGTCCTCAAACAGGCAATTCACACCCCAAATCCACAAACTGGTAATCACGATGTAAGAAATCATATCGTTATGTTAAAAATGTTGTCAACCTCCTGTAGTGGCTGGTGGTAAAGTTCCGAAATATACCCCGGCCTAGCGTTTTCAAGATCCCTTGCAATTACATCTTTCGAATTCTCCAACTTAGCAGAACTGTTCATGATTTTCATCATTATATTGTCCCTGACGTAACTCATGTGCCTCATCTTGATCTCGCTCCACCGGATTCCGACATCGACATTTAATCGCCTTGATGGGTCAATGTGGGCCTGTTTCTTATCGTCATAGGCAAACGGGTACCCGCGGAACTCGCCGCACTTTATCTTCGGGGTCAATTTGTGGATAAACGGCACCAGCGTGTGGTCGTCAGTCATCAATGTGGGGCTTTTTATATACACATTTAGTCCACAAACTAGCCCATTAAGGTCTTTTGCCTCAAATCGCTTCTTCTCCCATTCCACTTCTTTCGTAACGTAAAACTCGTCAGCGTCAGCAATTATAAAATGGGTGAATCCATGCTGTCTTGCAACGTCCAAGCCGGAATTTCGCTTTCGGGTTTCGTTCATCAGCGGTAAAATTCCTTGTATTGGCTCAAGCTGGTGGAATATCACATCGCTGAAAGTGTGTCCGTAAACAAACTCTTTTATCCTGTCATCCTTTTGACCCTTGTTGGAAGTCTCGCTCCAAACAACAATAACTCCATCCGAAAACGTCAGGTGGTTCTCCACACAGAACGGCAGAAGACAAAGTGTGTCTGTCCATGCATTTATAATTGTGCACAGCTTCATATCTTATTCACGTTAATTGTATTTGATAACATTGTGGCCCACGCCCCGCCGCGCACAACAGATTCAAGATCTCGCACGTACTTGAAATTCTTGAACAACGGCCTCACTTGATAGTCAGAAGAATTCCATCCTTTCGGCTCCGAGTCGTGGATAACAATGATCTCAGCATTTACTTTTTGAAGAGACTCTTTACGGTGCTCACCGGGAGACTCATCAATCAGACACACCCCATACTTAACAGCACAAATAGCCCCAAACATAGACCAATCGGTATGCGTGGCCCCATACAAAGCAGCCCACTTCTCGTTGTAGTCGTATGAGAACAGTTCCAATCCTTCATCATGGCAATACTTCTTTAGGAATGGCGTGGAACCTTCCCCACAACCCAACTCTAAGACTGGCAGTAGCAACTTTTTTGTTGCTTCCAATGCTGGCCATAACAATAATCGGTGGTTATCCCAGTTTCCCACATCTTTAACGAACTCTTCTTTTTTCATATCAAATCCTTGACTTTTTTCATCTCACCAAATACCGAAATTGTATGTTGCCCTATCGAAGGTAAACAAGACGTAATCATCTGAAACTGATCCTTGCTGATCATGTATTTGTACTCATCCCTTACGTTAATCGGAAGCCCTAATTCTTTTCTGCCTCTAAGGTAGTTCAGAAAAGTGTTTGGATTGTTACCCCAGGTGATATTTCCTATCCTCAGAATTACACAATCCATAAACAGTTCTCTCACCATTCTCTCCATACTTCGCTTGTGTATGAAATACTTAGAATCGTACATGTTGATCGCAATTGAACTGAAATAGAAGAGACTTTTTATCTGCGTCCCCCTCACGTAGTACCTGTTGTAAATATCAACCAGTAGTAACTCCTCGCGTAAGTATTCGCCAATATCCTCACATCGGCTATCACTGACTCCTGACGCAAAAAAGATTACGTCATCTCTGTCTATCAGTGCTTGGGCAATATCACCATTACCGATTTTCATTCCTCATATACCCATAACGAATCCCAATAGTTAGCAGAGCATCCATGTGCCGGATACTTCAGATGAGAAACAGCAAAGTAACCCAAACTCAAAAGTTTCTTCTCCATTTGATGGACCTCTTTCTGACCATAAATTCCGGTATGTAAATGGAACTCGATGCTTAGTTGCGTAGCCATTGGGGCATCCATCGACATAATAATTTCGTACTCAGCACCCTCACAATCAATCTTGATTGCATCCCAAAAGTCAACGTTTACCATTTTAGAATATGACTTCAGCGTCATTACTAAAACAGAGTCATGGTTTTCTTCCGGAATCCTTTCGTTGATCATTGTAGCCTGTGGGTCATTGGTCCTTCTCAGGTAACAATATCCGTCATAATCACTGATTGCCAGATTTGGATGAGTCATTCCTTCAAGGTCATCGGCATCAATAGTCCAGACTTCGTGGCCCCTGGAAATTAACTCATTGGCAAATAGAAGTCCTCTTGCACCTATGTCTAGGATTTGCGCTCTCTCAGGAAGAATGTCCATTGCAAGCGTGTGTTCAGCGATAGTTTCTAGTTTCATTTACGTACAAATAATGTGTCCATTAAAGTTTTGTGTTCATAAACCTTGTCATAATACTTTAACAAGTTATCAAGGCATTTCTGGTAGTGCAACTCGTGATATTCAGGAACGGTGTGTTTGTGGAATTCTACCGAAATCTGTTTTGGTATCGGTTTAAACCCATCCCCAAGAATTATATATTCAGCGCCCTCACAATCAAGTTTTAAAAGATCAACATATGGACCAGTCATTTCATACAGGTGATCCATTGTTATTGTCTTGCACTCCGTGTAAAGATGTGCATAGGGTTTGTAAATATCAGTTAGCACTGACATTTCACCATTACGGTAGTATGTTGATTTTCCATTCTTATCCGATATGGCTACATTAAGGCAGGTAACGTTTCTTGGTGCACCAACAAATACATCTGGATCAGGGTCTATGCAGAATACCTCGCACTTACGAAAGTTACTGGCAAACTCAAAATCACGACATCCAACGTCAATTACAACCCATCCATTCAAAATTGATTGGTCAAATGTGTGTCCAGATATGGTGACTAGATTCCGCATTTCTCCCTAATCATTTTTATGTGATTAACCCAATAAGACATATGCGCCCTCTCGGTGCTCTTGCCCTTCATTAATTCAGCTTGTTGGTCCAGCCATTCCTCCGTAAAACTTTCCCACGGAGGACAGAAGGACATTGGCATATCCTCAAAATGCCTCATCTCAACACAGTCTGTTACAATTGGTATTGACCCCAATGTCATTGATGAGTAAGTCCTTGCGCAATCCTTCCCACATCCCTGAAGACTCATTGTGAATTGATGTGCTGAAAGTTCACGGAAGAACTCATCTGCTGGAATCTGGCTTTCCACAACTTTTACAAATGGCTTGCTTTTCAATATCGGCAACGAGGCTATTCTCTCTTTCGTGTACCCGCTGTTATTAACGTTATACCTACAGAAAACCCTTGTGGTGGCTTTTGGTACAGTCTCCGCATGAATGTTACGAAGCCACAGATCATCACCATTTATTGAGTTTGTCCCAAACGGTATTGCCATTACATTTTCCCTGCGAACAGCACAATCTACTGAGTAAACAAACTTAACACTGGCTGGTTTTTTGTCGTCAATTGAATCTGTATATGACCTATCGCTTGGACGGTGTATAATTATAAAGCTACCAGTCTTTGGTAATTCGGCATACACATCCTCAATAATCTGAGTCATGCCAACAAAGATAACCCCATTACTAGGAGGACTTTTTTTGTTGCATGGAATCAATTTGGGATTGTGTTCCTGAATTACAGATTGAACATAGGCATCACCTAAGTTAGGCGACCAGATATAATCTGAAATCTTTTGGAATGCCGGAGAGTGAATTTGGTCGTGTGTCATTTGAAATGTGCTTTATTAATTAATCCACCCTCAGCCCAATTGTATCTTGTGTCTTTCGTATACGGCTTTGAACCGTTCAAATAAAGAGCCAATGCCATCATTGTTTCATCACTCCGATGGCCTTGCAACCCCTCACTGGCTTGCTCCCGCTGACTCCCGTACAGTCCTAGTCTCTCTGTAGTCATCCACCAATCAAAAATTCTTCGACAAAGATCATTGTTAAAGTCAAAGTAATAAAATGATCCACCAACCAAATGTTTGTCGTGAAGGAACTCCCTCTTTTGTCCGATGTATTTCAAAACCTTATTGGAGCAGAATCCGGTTAACTTGTTGTCGTCCTGAACTGCTAAGACTCCATACTCCTCCACGAATTGTTGGTAATAACTCAGGTCGCCATGAACCACACAAGTGCAGTCGATAAAGACTATCTGCTTATGTCCTGCGTCTAAGCATGCCTGAATGCAATGTGGTTTAAAACCATACATTGAATCGTTGAACGACTGGGCACCCGGTGGCATGGTATCAATCCAGTGCATAAATGGAACGCCTGGATTTGTTGTTGCCAACATTTCTTTAAGGCGACCAAGTCTCCAAACGTATTTTTCTCCGAAAGCAAGTGAGCAGATTATCATAGTGTTTTTTTAAAGTCTTTGTAGTATTGGATAAACCATTTGAAGTCCTCAGATGGCCAAACTGTATGTAATAAATTTATTACTTTCTTGAAGCTATCCTCACTCGTCAGGATGTCGTGCGGAAGGTGTGCGTCAATAAGAACAGAGTGATCCAATCTCCAATTACTTCGGTCTACACGCCCGATTGGATACCCCGTTCTCTTATCCGTCCCACGATCCACCAACGTCAATTTATCCCTGTGCCATGTCTTGTTTATATTCTTTGTTATTAAATCCTGATCGAAACACCAAACGTTTTTACTTTGCCTGGAAAAGATCAAGTCCTGTGAAATGTACTTGTCGTAGTCTGGCCCATCGAGGTCCATGACCAAAGACCAGTTGTCGTGATTCATCCCGATATAGCAGATGGGGTAGTGGTAATCTGTCAAGTCTCTGCCATAACAGGTTATGTCATCAAACTTAGGCTTCCAATAATCCGACAATGGAAGCATGTCAACGTCTGAGGTCATCAGGTAGTCCCCCGGTTTAGTCACGCAGGCTCCGTAAAGTCTGGATACCTGAGCAACAGTTTCTGACTTATACCCTGAACACTCAACTGGCCATCTGTTATCACCACACTCAATACCAACATTGAACGTGATAACTCCCCAGTCCAATTTACGCCACGCCCATTCAACTAGTGGCTGATAGAACCGATACTTTGGTACTTCGTTTGTGGATATTACTACGTACTTCATTTTATTATCACTGCCGTTTTCCAATCTGCGTGAGCCGGTTCTTTATAAATCGTTTTTTTAAGATGCTTTATTAGTTCATCTGTTTTTGGCCAAGATGGTTCAACGCTCGGCTGGTGGTAGTTATCAATTATTAATAAACCACCTTTTTTGAGATGATCAAGAGCATAAGAGGTACAACTATCCCTCCACAGTCCATCATTAATGATTATATCAAACTCCCCGTATTTCTGAATGGCCATGACGTAGTCTTTCTTCTCAGTGAAACATTCGAACCCGTCAGTTATCCATTGCTCATTTGAGTCAACACCGTACACAGTGCACCCACGACTGCGATACCAACTAGTTGAGTCACCACCACCATATTCAAAAATCATCTTACCGGATAGTTCTTGTGTCTCCAACCACTGAAGGCATGGTTGAGTATACCAAGGCATGATGACACCAAAATCATCTATACGTCTGCCTCCATCTAGTTTTTCTGATTTCATACCCAGTAGAATGTTTTAGGGAAGCGTTTCTCAAAATTATCATAAACAACATCTTTCTGGACCGACTTTAAAAATCTTAACAGTTCAAAATCAATCACACCAGCCGATCCAATGTATCTTGAAATCAAATCGGCAACCCAAAGATTTGTGTTGAGTTTGGGATGATATGTTGGTATGTCTTTAGTTTCGGCTCCGGTACATCCGGCACCTCGATCTTTATGGACGAGTAATTTTTTTACAATCTTGGGAAGTATTGATTTGTTCATGAAGTTCTGGTCAGATCCGTGATTGTTAAGATTGAGTCCTTTGACCATATCCGGAAATGACTTGAATCCTGTTGCTGAAGGAAATTCTTTGCTCTTAAAGGCAACCATACCACCCATCAATCCAGCATGAGCGTTGTTGTCGTTGATCGCATGGAATGGAAATCCGGAATCCAACCATTTGTAAACACAACACGCTTCTCTATAGGTTGAAACGCTGTCTGTGTCCCTGCAAATTACATCGGTCCCTTCAAATAAAGGACTCATACGCCAGAGCATTGATTCACATCTCGGAGCGGTGCCCATCCTGACTACTGTCAATTCCGGAAACAATGCTTGCAAATCTTCTATCATTGGCTCCTGAAGAACTCCTCTTTGAAGCATAACCATTGAATTGAACTCAGGATACAAGATTCGATTCATCCTCAAGTTAAAGTATAAGCCTCTGAGGTAGAATGGAAACTCAAATGAGTTAGGATCGCCGAATAGTGAGTAGGAGAGTGTCATAACTTAGTCCCTCTTGATAAAGCCCATGACATTTCTTTTTTGTGGTCACGTTTACCACCGGCAAAATAGTAGTAAATGATTTCCTTTATTGGATATTCATTCTTTAAAAGTCCGGCTTTCTGAATGTCGATGGAGTAGTGACCATCCTCTCCAACGGTCTTATCTTGGAACCTGATGTCTTTCAGTAATTCCAATTTGATACAATTCAAGTGGTTTGGGTTGCGGTAATAAAATTTTGAATCTTGCCACCAATGGTCATGAACAATTGAGTGGTGAAATGGATTTAGTTTTTGATTGTTCTCCCAATACTGCCCCCATAGTTCTCCACAGTCGTAGTCTCCGTTAGTGACGGCCATTTGATGTTTGACGTAGTTCGGCCCTATCAGGTCGTCATCGTCAACAAAAGCAATATGTGATGCGTTTAACTCTCTGGCCTGATCGAGTAGTTCGTTTCTTTTCTCACCAGTTGTCTTTTCTCTATTGTCTGAGTTAATCAGAACAATACAATCCTCTCCCTTGCGCTGCTCGTTAAGTTGACCTATAACCCTATCGAGTAGTTGTTTCCTCTCCGGAAGATGGCAAATTAGTATGGCTAATAGTGGTTTCATGCGGTCTTATATTTGTCCCAAACATGCGGCCCGGGTATTTCTAAATCAAAGTTGTTGTTTAATCTCCTGAAGTAGTTCTGTGTGTCCCCACCGGCTACTTTGGCGTTTTGTTTATACAACGAATCGTTCCTTGTTGATTTGTTGTTAGAGGGATGCTCATGTTTGAAAATGACATCATCAAAATAATGATGCCTACCTCTTGCAATAGCCACATAATATGCCTCAGCATCACATGAGAAACTTTTATAACTCGGATGATAAATATAACCATCACGTTCATAGTACTCACGACCAATGATAGACATTGTGGCCAACGCATCGCCTATGTAACCATCGTTAAAATGCGCAAAAAAGTCCGTGGAATCTCCCCACACTGAAGATACTTTTTGCCGCAGTATCTTATCCCATCCACTGACCTTAAAAACCATGTCATCTGAGAAGTTCACCAATATCTGCCAATCCCCCGCCTTCTCCATGTCTCTATTTATCGCTCCAATCTTTCCTTGATCTGGACCGTAAAATATTTGCGCATTTCTATGCCTGTTTGTTATAAAATCCCTGATCTGTTGGGTATTCATTGTAATATCACTCTTGTCACAAGTAATCAGTATCTTGTAAGGTGTCTCCGTTGTCGTCCGGATGTTGTTCATCGCTCGGACGAACTGAGTTGGACGAGATCGAGTGGCGAATTTAATTAGTATCATACCTGAACCCTCCAAATTTAGAATCTGGCGCACTCCAGTAGTCACCTTTCTTTTTGCATCCCATAGCAATTCTTTGCTCGTCGGTTAGTGTATTCCAATGTACGTCTTCAAACTTCTCACAGGCATCAAAACCAGCATTTATGTAATCTATCCTTTCCTTTGGCGGATTGTCGTGACCGCAGAGCATACACCCCGGTCCTTGCCTCAGATATTTACAGTCATTGCAGGTCATCAATCGTTTGGGCCAGAGGGTTTCTGATAGGTGTCTATTTCCAGATAGAAGTTTCCGGTCTTTGCTTCTTTAAGCTGAAGTTTGATGTCTGAACCATGTTGGTCCATCCACTCCTGCAACTCTTCACGTTTTATCGAGATGTTTGCTTTAACAAAACTCGGTGCCTTTTCGTGAGGCTTGTAGGCTCTGATACCTTGTGGGAATTTAGTGTTGTCCATAATTCAAAAATAATATACGGCCACAAAAATGCTTATGACCATGATTAGTAAAATGATTAAAAGTCTCATAACCCAAAGTGTATTTTTTTTCTCTGTGTAAATAATTCCTTGCCTTGAGGATACGTTGCCTCGTTCTTCAAATGAACCGCATCTGGCTTCTGTCCTGTTCTGGAATAGTGAAGATGTGGAAACTTAGCCTTAACGTGAATAACTTTCTTCAGCCTGTATGCAACCTCAGAAAACTCAGCGTCAACAAATAAATGATCGTAAGCTGGATTGTAGATGTATCCAAAACGGTTATGATATTTCTTATCTAGTATCGGCATGGTTATCATCTTGCGCTGGATGCCGTCATCAACCTTCACAACAAAATCTTCTTTCCCGGCTGTCGCGTTTAGAATCTTCTTTGCCCAATTTACTGGGCAGTCAGTATCGTCCGAAACAACGATCATTATGTTTCCTTTCGCTACTCTGGCAGCACGGTTTATCGCATCTATTGCCTTTCTGTTATGATTGACCAATGTCGTATCACCTGGTGTTATATAATAATCTTCCAGCATTGGGTCATCTTGGTCCAAACTCACAACCACTTCAACATCAACTCCGGCTCTCGACCTCCACTTGTATAATGTGTCGTGGCTTTGCTGAGGACGGGAACGGGATGGATGGATCAAAGTTATCATAGTGGTGTTTTAACTTCCAAAACAAAACGAACCCCAATGCTATCCACCTTAATAAAATCCATTGCCTCGGCTTCCGTAGCAAATACTTGTATTACTCTAAGGAAATTCCACCCACATCTTTCAATTACCCAATACATTTTTCTAATTTCGTGGCTCATAGCGTTAAATTTTTATAGAACTCAAAATCGTCACCAACCCTGGACCTGAGAAAGTTATAATCTGAGTCCATGTTTTTCATTTTAAGTCTGTGCCCTTTTCCTCCGGTCTTTCCGATTCCGTGTTTGATTCCGGTACAGGGATTGTTTTTCAACAGAACCGTCTTCATTTTTTTACGAAGCGCAAAGTCCCAAATACGAGTATCCAAAAATACAGTGTCATCCGATGGCCAGTTGAACTTGTCCATTGCTGAAATTCTAAATCCTGTAGTGAACAGAGAACTTCTCCTTGGATGGTTATACTTCTCGTAGGTCCGATTCTTTAGATTGTAATAAACTGTATCTTCATACCCAAAGAAATCAAAGTCCATGTCAATTGATGTCAGATAATTCTCTGGGTAGTGGTCGTCATCCTCGATCACGAATGCGAATTCAAACCCATCTTTCTTGGCCATCTCGATACCTTTTCGAACGCGATCAATAATATCGGGTTTTTCTGATCTGGGTTTGTCGTTCATCAGATAAGCGTTGGTCACATGGAATCCACCGTTCATTCTTCTAAGTTGCTCAAGGCAATGTTTTAAAAGTTCAGGTCTGTCTCCTCGCGTTGGAGTTATCGTACAGTAGTTCATAAATCCCAAGCATAACCATTTGCTGGATAAACCGGAAGGAATCCATCAAACGCGGTTCCTAACGATCCGATCCAAATCTTAATCCCTAATCTCTTACACTCAGTGAAGAACTTCTTGTAAACCATGATCTCATGATCGCCTTTCTTCGTTCCTTCCGAGTAAGTGTGGTGTGACTTCATGTCCATTCCCCAAATCACAACTTCCTTCGCGCCCATCCGGATAGCCATTGACACACACATGATGGGAGTGGTAACTGAGGTATAAACATATCCTGGGAGTATCCTTGTGTTGAAAAAGGTAATCTTTGTAAGCTGTTCCCCGTTTGGGAACATCGTGCGCCAGCGTTTCATGTCGTGAGAGAAAAATTTAGCCTTGGATTTTTTTATTATCTCCATTCGCTCCTTTGAAAATCTTACCGGGCTGTTTGCCACAATTAAATAATCTACAGGTTTCCCAAATTTCTCGCAGTCATTTGACCCTATTGAAGTTCCTCTTGGAATCCAATTCTTTGCTGAGTCACCACACGCTACTACGGTAAAAATCATACGATATTCAAAGTGTTTGGAAGCTGTGCGACATCAACCCAAAATGTAAACTGATAAATGTCGTATTGATCTACGCCATCTGTCGTGGTCTGCAAAAACTGATCGCGGCCCTTCTCTCTGGCCTCTTCTTCGCTGAGGTAAAGCGATGGGTAGGTAAGTAAAGTGCCGTTCGGGGCTTTGTATACGTTCTTGTAGATTCTCATTTTAAGTGTTTCACTTACAGCAATCCAGCATGACTAAATTCCTTACGTACTCCGAAGCAGAGAGTTTGTTCTTCTTTGCCCTCTTCTGGATACACTCCAACTCTGAATCTCTGACACGGAACTGGAAAAGATTTCTCCGTTTGTAGACTTTCTGCATCACCTCTTTCGGCACAATACCACTACCTGATTGTTCTTCCATAAAAAATTTAAAAGAAAGGGGTAAGCCGGAAACCCCCGTGTACTTAAACCTAAATCTAACCCAAATTATGAACGCTACCGACTTTGTAGTACAATTGTAGTGATGCCTGAGTTAAGATGCAAGCGTATTTAAAAATATTTTTCTGGCCGAGTGATAAATTCCGGATACCATGCATGATATATATAGCGGTAGTTGTCGAAAAAATGTCTACCCTCGCCTTTTGTCTTGATTAATTCACCGAATTCATCTACCTCAGCATATATCGCATCGGTAACCGCTTTTTCGCAGTTTCTAGTAATAAAAAAATTTGCATGTTGCAACACGGAGTTACCCAAAACTCTTGAATCCTTATGGCTCGGGTTCTGTTTGGGCACTATCAACTCCTCGTCCTTCAAAAATAATTTTTCTTTAATAACCCGATAGTGGTTTAAGTTACCCTGCATCACTGCTTGACGATTTCGGCCTGTCGCATCTCCGGTCACCTGCATATTGCCCATAAAATCCCGGTACTTGGAAATAATTTGGTCGCACATCTCCTCGGTGGATCCGGTTTTAATCTCGATCTCGTCAAAAATAAACCCGGTCATCATATCCAGCTTCTGCCCGATAAGGCAGGTCATGGGCTCAACGTTGAAGTCGAATGAAATCGTAATGGGTACGTACTGATTTGGTGTGTAGGCTTCTTTAACGTGCCTCTCCATCGAGAATTTGTACAGAAATGGTTTATCAATGGCAAAGGCGTTCCAGTCTCCATCAATCAACCTCCGGTAGGTTAAATCGTCCAAATGCGAGGTCAAGTTGTGCATGTAGAACTCATCCTCGAAAAGAACTGGGTTATCCGAAATTTTAGCGGGTTCATAGAACCAGTCTGGCGGCAAAGTTTTATTTACAAACCGATCGTAGATTTTCTGCTTGGCCCAAGTTAAGGTCGGGTTTACGTTAGCCATCACCAAAGGTCGTGGTGGCATATTTGGAATCTTATGTCTTCCGGCCCGGATAAAGCAAATACTTAACAACTTCTCCTGAAGCTCCTCCACCTGTTCTAAAAGGAACCCGTTTACCTCCAATCCCTTAAATCGGTCGAATTCCTTATCATTCCGAAAGTCCTCAGCCATAAAAAATATCTGAGAGCCATTGACGAAGTTGTAAATCAACTCCTGTTGGTTGAAACTCTTTATAAAATTTGATGGCACGATCCTCTGAAAGGTTTCTAAGGTCGTTTTCTTAATCGTAGGCAAAGACTCACGGATGACGCACCATTTCGACCCTGGATAGGCCCTGGCGAGTAAAATCAAGGTAGTAAGGCAGACGAACGACTTTCCCCCACCCATCGCCCCTCCGTAACACAGAAAAGAATATAATCCGGAAAAAACAGCCTCGATATACTCCTGTTGCTTCGGGTAAGGTTCGAAAATGACCCTTTCCTTTAGTGGCTCTTTGTCAAAATTTGGTATATCCGTCAAAACTCAGTATAAAATTCTACGAAACATTGGTTTTACAACACACTCCTCAGTCTCACATCGGGACCACGCCACATTAAATTCTGCACAATATAGGTATCCACACTACCCAAATGAGGCTATAACCGGAGTCGAACCGGTGTAAATGCTTTTGCAGAGCACCCCCTGGCCACTCGGGCACATAGCCAATATTGGGTACCTCCGGCTCCCACACCTTACTCTCCAACAACAGGCGAATACGTACTTCTACGTACTGAAGCCAGCCATCAGATTTCTTAATAAGGAGGATTAGTGTCAAAACTCTATCCGCTGCCCCCCAATGATAATGATCTGCCTCTCCGTCTTGGTCACGTTCACATCCTGCTTCGGCTTACCGTAAATCCGGTCCAAAATCATCTCCATAGCCTTCAAGTCACCCGCAACAGCCTTTTTCCTCAGCATCATAACCATCCTCTCTATAGCCGTCCTCGACTCTCCCTCCTTAACATCAAGCATGAACTCCTCAAACAACTTCTCCGCACTGTCCGGCAACTTCTTAGGCCGCCCAGCACCAGGCAACACAGGATCACCCTTCTCACGAAGAACTATCGAACCTCCATTCTTCCCAGGGACCCGTCTAGCCATCGTACCTTACCGTCATTGCCATATCTCGCATATACAACAAAAGTAGTCTAAAAAAATCTAGGGTCAAACTTTTCGTATATATCAAAAGGGCATAATCTGGTCTGAACGTGGTTCCGCAACGCTGAAACGGGCTCCGATTGAGGGTACCCCCCATCGCTTCAATGGAGTAGTCTACTTAACATAATATAAATTATAGGACAGGACATAAGAGACTAACTAACTGACATACAATAGGATGCAGTGTAGTGCAGTAGGCTTGACGTTAGAACTACGTAATGTCTGACGTAATGACATGCATATACATAGGGCATAGGATTATTGGCCAGGTTGTGACTGGCCGGCAAGATTCGTGCGTTACTGCGTTAAACGGTGCCCTGTTAATTCAGGCAATACGATACCTCACAATTCCCCCGCTTCGCTTGTTCTCCTTCATTCTAATGAAGGTATTGGTTAAATGCATAGTGCGATAGGGTTAAATAGATGGTGTCTCTAATGAGCTGTAATTAGGTAACAAGGGGTTACGTAGTTTTCAGGTTAGAATCTACGTAAATCTACGTAGTATTTCTACGTAATATGGCCGTATTGTTAGGTGGTTCTACGTAATGTAGACAGATGTGGGTATTTGCAACGATGTTGCATGTGGAAATAGGGTATTAAAAAAGGGACTTGTTTAAGGTCCCTTAGTTACTTTAAATTCCATTAGTTGTGTCGTGTTCAACTGATAACAGCCTTATTGTTTCGTGTATCTGACTGGACTTATTGAATCGGTCAATAACAACCTCTCCAATAGATTCCTTCATTTTATCAAAGGTATGCTGCTTTGATACCGTGGTGTATTTTGTGGTTTTTGCATAACTGAAAGTGTCTTCAAATACCAATTTTGCGTGAATTATGTCCATCTTACCTAAAGTTAAATTGTTTTACCTGTCTATGTACTTTGTTTATTTGCCGTTTCGGTATTAGTGCGTATTCCTGGAGGTCCTTATCAATTATACTTGTTACTTCTTTTAAGGTTGTTTCCGGTTTTAGGCGGTATTCCTTTAAGGAGGTGACGAAATCAATTGTTAGTTTGCTTTCAGTTAAAATAATAAGAACCTCATTTACTTTGCCTGTTAATGTGATTTTCATCAGTTTTCTAGTTTACCGTTTTCCGTAAATTACCTTGCCGTTGTGTTAGTTGTTTAGTTGTCATAACCTTGGTTCTCATAATGGATTGCCTTTAATCCCAAAATAACGAGTGATCACGTAGTTTTTAACCTCTTTGTTAGGGATGGCGGTATAATCATAAAACAGGCCTGGCAGCTCTAAAATATTGGTTTTAAGCTTTGATTGGATCAGTTTGACAAAATCAATATCGCTTGTCCCGTTTAACCTTATTGCTACCTTTCTACGTTCCCTTGCTGCCTTATAGCTACAGAAATAAAATATTTTACCTTTGACCGTGAAAAAACCGCTGAAATAGTAAAAACCTATATTAAAGTCAGTAATTTGACCGTTAACTTTTGAAAGTTGGGCTGCAATAAGCTTGCATACCTTGCGCGAGTAAGACTTAAAACCTTGTGATAAGTCAGAACCCTTGTAACTTGTTGTTCTCATTTTAACAGATTAATTAAGAAGTGAAACAATAAGACCAATAATTGCTGGCAGAACCAAAACCAGGTCTACCAATTGAAATTTTGCAGCTAGTTTTCTCATAACTTAAAAAATTAAGAGATAAGAAGTAACCAACATGTACACAAATAGGCCGGTTAAACTTAAAGTGATAACCGCGTTAATGATTTTAATAGCTTTCATAAATTTTTTGTTTTGGGTTAAACATGTACAAATGTATATACTATGTATGCCACAAGTCAATAGCAAGACTAAAAATTTTACCTGAAAGTTTGTCGTAAGTAATTGATACGTAAATCATTAGAAATTACGTGTTATAACATGCAACGCGTGAGGAAAATCGTTTTTTAAATTTTTTTTTTTTGCTGAAACTCGCTGGCCGGATCCGGAGAAAAGAAAATAGGATTTTCAGACTTTAGTTTGGAATGTCTGCAGTCAGGTGAGATTTGAGATTTTCAGGACCGGCCAAAAACCAGGAAAATGCCTATTCCAAAATTTTTTTTTGTCTTTTTGGAGATCCCCCAGTCCATAGGAGCGAAATAGGATTTTGAGAATCAGATTTGAAACTGGCTTGAGCGGAGGAATTTGGAAATTACCTGAGGCTTCTGTATTCAGGAAAAAGGCTTACCCAAAATTATTTTTTAGTGTTTTCACTTTCTCTCGGTACAGGTCCGTAAGTAGTTGAACTTCGAATACCATCATCTTGCTTTTGTTGAATCTCTTCTGCTCTAATTTGTCGTAACGGGCCTGGCCTATCTTCTTGATCAGGTTTAAGGTATAGTTTATCAGGTTTCCATGCTTGAATTTGTTACAGGCGATACATTGACCATGACAGTTGTCTTCGTCAAACCTGACCGCTGTGTGGCCCCCTACAGACCAGTAGTGACCGGCGTTCATCTGTGCTATTGGCTTGGAAACCTGGCAGCTTATGCAGGTAAAGAATCCATCCTTCTGATCCCTGAGCCTTATGAACTCATTGAATACCTTCTGGCATATCGCTAGGGCTTCCGGTAACTTTATTTTCTTGTTTGATTGCATACCTAGTATATATCGCATACTTTTGTCATGCGTTAAATATAGCTATTATGAAGAAGATTATTGACATACCGGACGACATCAAACCCATACTGGAACACATGGTAATTGATGAGAATGCCAAAGACCTGAAGAACTTCATCCAGGATAAGCTCAGAGAATTAGCTGAGGCACATAATCCAAGTGTTAAAAAGAAGAAAAAGATAGATGAGGATTATTGATACTATTTTATCAAAAGTATAAACATCGCAACAATTACACCGGCAATGGACAGGACCATAGCCAGTCTATTATGTCGTCTTTGAGGTTCATTTTAATCCTCAAATATGTGCTTCCAAATGGCAATTGATAATGTTAACAGTAATGCTGACACTGAGAACAGAATTAGTAACTCGGCAATTTTAGTTATAGTCATCTTGTTTTCCCCTGTTTAAAGTTCCTTCTTTTCAATTGTCCCTGTACCTCTCCTTTCGGTTGTAGGCGTGACTTGAACGCCTCGTTAATTGTACAGTGTCAGGCAAAGGGTTCTATTTTTAGCCGAAACCCTTCTCCCACTTAAGCGGCTGTC